CTTTTTCATACATATAGCTCCTAATATGCAATTAGGATTATTTATATAATGTATTTGGTGCCCATGGAGGGACTCGAACCCCCAACATACGCGTTCTAAGCGCGCCGACTCTACCAGTTGGCCTACATGGGCATGTAGTTGGTGCGGAATGAGAGGGTCGAACTCCCGACAACCTCGGTGTAAACGAGGGGCTCTACCACTGAGCTAATTCCGCTTAAGTTTATTTCTCAAGTCGTTAAAACTTGTTTCTCTTTGCTGATCTTCTACGTTAACTGCTGGTTCAATATCATTATGAATGACGATGTCACCTTCAAGTCGTTTTCTTACATCAGCAATTCTTTTACGTAGAGAAGCAATTTCGGCTTGATAATCCATTGCATCTCCGTTATTAATAGTGTATGCCACCGCAATACATGGGTTATGCGATACCCTCGTTCTAGTCTACAAATCAAGAATCTAGAATTGATTTGCTGACATCTTGAACTCTGAATCCTTCACATACACTAACTTGGCGACCTGTACCGGGATCGAACCGGTGTTCTTCTGCGTGACAGGCAGACGTATTAACCGCTTTACCAACAGGCCATATTTGGTGGACCCTAGGAGGATCGAACTCCTGACCTCCTGCTTGCAAGGCAGGCGCTCTCCCAGCTGAGCTAAGAGCCCGAAAATGTATATGTGGAAGGCGACGATATCTTCCACGGTTTTACCTTGACTAGCAAGTCTGCGCCCGTATATAACAGGATCGTTTTGTCCGCTAAGACTATCATAACATTTTAGCGTTTTGGTTTGCTGAACCGATCCTAAATTATGGCGGAAGAGGTGAGATTCGAACTCACGGAACGTTTCCGTTCGGCAGTTTTCAAGACTGCAGGCATAAACCACTCGCCCACTCTTCCGTATCTTTGCCACTCTACACCCTTGTGGCGGGTCTCCTAGCTATCTATAACTCGTATTAAGCCCGAGGTTTCGCAATGTCTAGGACGTTGGCTTTTGTTTTAGACTGGGCTGTTTGCAGCTTTGACCTGCCGGCGATGACGGATCAGGGACACCTTCACAAGAGGTGATTACTTCTACAGTCTAAACTTGGTTGCGGTGGGGAGGACTCGAACCTCCGATCTCATGGTTATGAGCCATGCAAGATGCCTCTTCTCTACCCCGCAATAATATTTGGCTCCCTGACCAGGGCTCGAACCTGGGACATTCTGATTAACAGTCAGACGCTCTACCAACTGAGCTATCAGGAAACTATCTCTGTTTACACATACACCCCAGCGCATTGCGTGTTTCAGTAAAGTTTGGGTGGCCGACCCTCGTTTACGGGATGTATGTGAAAACAGAAATTATTTCATTCTGTTTCTTGTTGAATTGTCAAAGAGCAATGGTGTTTTTCACCGTATATATTATATATAAACCATTCTCTGCAAATGTCAACACTTTTTTTTATTCACACCACGACTTTTTTGCATCACCGTAGTATTCGCGAGCATAACCTTTTTCGATTAGCATCTTAGTCAAACTTTGACCATCAATCAATACATCACCGAGTACTCTGCCGCCAAATTTATCCCATTGATAGAGATTAATCTGGGTTGTTTTTGCGTTTGCAACAAGATCCTTTGTGAATTTGCTTGCAGCCGCACCTAGTTCGGCTTCCTTCTCGCATGAAGCACGACCACCTTTTTCCGGTGTATCAACACCCCAAACACGGATAGATAGTTTCTTGGGAAGTGGATCAATTAAGAATGGTGCTTCAATCTCAACAGTATCACCATCTACCACACGAAGGATTTTAAAATCGTGGATAACACCTTCCGGCTTTTTAACTTCGGCATATGCAACTGAGGCAGTGGCAATGATGAGCGATAGGGTTAATAATAGTTTCTTCATAGTATTCTCCTAACTAATGTTAGAATATTTATACTAAAAACAGGTTGGTTTTTAGTTTGTTGATCTACCATTGATCTATCCACGCAAGGAGCGTCGAATGGGACTCGAACCCATAACGTACAAATTATGTACTTTTGCTGAACCCAACCTAAATTCTTTGTAGTAGCTACGCCTTAGTAGGCGTAGCGATCGTTCATAAGAGTCTTCACCATTACATTGTAAGGAGTGAAGTCTTCAAGGTCGTTCGCAAGAACGCTCTTCATGATGGCTGGGCTGAACCCAGATACATGAGCAGTACCACGCTCGTCGAAACGAACTGGAGTGTTGCCATCTGCTTTACCGTACATGGAAACGTTCCAGAAGACAATCTTCGGCACATTGTAGCCTGCATCGTTGTACTTACGCTTGATCATCTGCATAGCAGAGTCATCATACTTAGTGCAAGAGTCAAACTGCATGTCAGACAGAATCAACAGCATCTGAGGCATGTCACTCTCTGCAACGTTACCCTTGATAGCGACCTTGAGGATCTCATCAAAAGCAGCGTGCAGATTGGTATTCATCTGCCACTCAGCACGGCTCATCTGAGTCATCTTCTGAGACAGAGTCCCTTTCAGATGTTCAAACTTAGGCTTACCGGAGAAGGTCAGGAACAGATCCTTAAACGCACTGGTGTTCTTATCAGCACAATACAGACCCAGAGAGACTGCAATGTCGATAGGCTGCAATTCACTTCCACGAGTGTAGTGAACAGAACCCATAGAACCGGAGACGTCGACCATAGGCATGATCTTAGCATCGCCGATGTAGTTAGGCAGAGCCTTCCACTGTTCATCAGCAACAGCTGCATTACCCTTCACGACAGACTTCACGACATCGTACGGATAGACCGCACCAGCGTTGATCTTGACCTTGGGATCTGCACGCTCAGCAACCGGCTTTTTCAGTTCAGCAATGTAAGCAGAGTATGCTTCCTTTGCGTTACGGCCGAAAGCCTTCTGGTAGCGAGCGGATGCCACGGAAGGAACGTGAGAGAAGTTGATAGCTTCCCACTCTTTAGCACACATCTTAGACTCAACAACGTTGGTCAAACTAACGATGAGCTTACGATACTGTTTCGGAGTAAGTTCAAAGAACTTAGTCAATTCAACAGCAACTGGACCTTTACGTGGCATCCACTTCGCACAGAGACCGTCCTGGTTTGCTAGCGCTTCACGAATAAACGCAAACGCCTTACGACGGTTGAGAGGATCTTTGTAAGTGAACAAGTCATCCCAACGGCCAAGCTCTGGAACTTTGTGCATCAGCTTACCAGCAAGAGTTGGGTCGGTGGACTCAAGCGCAGCAAGCAAGTTACGGAAGGTAGCACGTTCGCCAGCACCTCCGCGAATGTCACGAGCCCAGAGCAGCATACGGATAGTCAGATCAAGGTTCTCAGTCATAGAAGCTACGAACTGCTTGGAGATATCAGAACCACGAGCGGAACCAATAACACCGAACAAGTCGAGCACCTTGGACTTAGAAGTAGCATTCGCCTTCATACCATTTGCGGTACGAGCAGGCTTAGAGTTGTTAGCATTTTTAACTGCGTTTACAAAAGACATAATATTTCCTTTCAGGTTGGATTTACGGATTCGAACCGTTAAGTTTGTTTTTCATACAAATTGGGAACCATTCCCGGGTTTAGTTGCTGAAACCAACCTATGGTTTCATAGTTTAATCAGGATCGCGCCTTTCGGCTTTCCGTTTGATTACAAGTCAAATGCTCTATGAGCTTTAAGATGCTGTAACGATCCTATATTACTTCGTTCACATCGAATAATAGTAGTATAATACATAAAGAAACAGATGTCAACAATTATTTTTGGATGCCCGTCGAGGATTCGAACCGCGATTACTAGGGTCAGAGCCTAGCGTCCTACCGTTAGACGAACGGGCAACATATTTGGCGGATGGAGTAGGAATTGAACCCACGACACGAATGCCGGACTTGCTTTCCAAGCAAGGTATATCACCAGATATTCCACCATCCATATTGGTGTCCTTGGGGAGACTCGAACTCCCAACACCTACGACCTCAACGTAGTGACTCTACCAGTTGGCCTACAAGGACATATTTGGAGCGGAGAATGGGATTTGAACCCACGGCCGTCTGCTTGGCAAGCAGAAGCTCTACCACTGAGCTACCTCCGCATTATTGGTACTGGATAGTGGGATCGAACCACGTCCACCTCAGTCACAGTGAGGGATGCAACCATTACACCTTATCCAGCATTATTTGGTGCTCCCGGTAGGACTCTAACCTACAACCATTGGTTTCGAAGACCAGCGCTCTTACAATTGAGCTACGGAAGCGTAATTCCCGGGCCATCTCACAATTGGGACTCTTACCCCTACATCCGAGCTAAGACTCAGACCGTGTTACCCGATACGCCGAGTAGCCCTGTGGCGTATGCAGTATTCTCATCATAGCAAATGTCGACCTTCGCTACAACGTTTAATTGGCGCTCCTGGAATGAGTTGAACATTCGTAAGCAGGCTTCGTAGACCCGCCACCGGGTCCGCCGGCAGAAGCATTATGGCATATAAAGACCTTCGATTTCTGGATCAGTGATCATTTCAGGCATATCATCGATCCATACATCGATGTCGATCTTGTGAACATGATGCATAAAGTGTCGCTTAGGGCGAAGACCAGTACCAAAGCAATTCTCTGCACCGATCACTCGGCCGATCGTCATCTTTGGATCATCCATGTGCTGAGTTCCACGAGCGGATACGCAGTAGACTTTATGTCCACGGTTCAACGCTTCTTGTGCGAACCAGTTCCACAGGAGAGGATCTTTGGTGTAAGTATCGTCATAGTCAATTGAGATGTTCATCTTTGTCTCCTTTACACCATCATAGTCTAAGCTGTTCCACATGTAAACCTCTAAATGGTGCTGCTAGGAAGAATCGAACTTCCGTCTCACCCGTACCAAGGGCGTGTATTACCATTGTACTATAGCAGCGTTGTTGGTGCCTCCACTAAGAGTCGAACTTAGACCTTCCCCATGTCACGGGATCGAGCAAACCGTTACACCATGGAGGCATTGATTGGTATCCCCAGCGGGTGTCGATCCCGCTTCTTCGCCTTGAAAGGGCGATGATCTAGCCAACGTAATCTATGGGGACGTTATATTGGTGGGAGTGAAGGGAATCGAACCCAACATAAGTTTCCTCGACGGAGTTACAGTCCGCTGCCTCACCTTGAGGCGGCACTCCCAATATTGGTCCCTTCTACAGGTAACGATCCTGTGTCTAACGGTTATCAGCCGTTTGCTCTACCTTTGAGCTAAGAAGGGATAACTAAATTTCAGCCGGAAATTCTTTTAATGTGCAGCCGGATCTGTCACAAACTTGGTGCGGATGAAGAGAATTGAACTCCTGACACCATGCTCTTCAGGCACGTGCTCTACCAACTGAGCTACATCCGCATTGGTGGTGTGGGTAGTTGTAGAACCTGGTATGGAAGATAGTCAAAATCAATTTGACGATCACAACCATTAACACCAGATTAACGACTTAACATTTTTTGCTGCTCTGGCTATAACAATATCAGGATCCCAATATGTGTGCCATCCTAGTCTTTTTTGAAAATTGTAATCTTCCATAAGGTAATAGGAAGAACCCAATGCCAGAGCAGCCTGTCTAATAACTTCTTCCATTGTATTTTCTCATAATAGAGTTAAATTTGGTGGATTGTGAAGGAATCGAACCTCCGAGCCGCCGGCGCTTGTTCAAGTACCATACTTAATGGGAATCGAACCCCCCACAGTCGCGCCCTGTGCCTGGTTTGCCAGGTCAGTGTATCATCAAAGTAATGGTGGATCCGGTCGGACTCGAACCGACGTACTCCGATTAAAAGTCGGGTGCTACGACCACCTCAGCTACGGATCCAATCTCGAAGCGCCATTCTCTCATCACGGCGTTCCGCTTTCTTAGTCTTTCCATGCGCGCCTGATGGACGTTTGGAAAGATGAAGGACGAATGGGTTTCGTGCCTTCGGTAGGTCCTTATGTTTTCGTTTCATTTCCTTTTCCTTTATTTCCTACATTATCAACATATATCATTTAAAAACATATGTCAACAACTATTTTTGGAGGTGTGGGTGAGATTCGAACTCACGACTTTATGGATTTGCAATCCATTCCCTTAGGCCACTCGAGCACCACACCATTTGATATAAATATCATTATGTTTAGATTTGCAATTATACTACTTTTGTGCGGATGTACATCAGTAATAAAATCACAATCGTCTGACGATCCACAACCTGTGGATACTGCCGTCAAACTTGACGGCCTCGATGAAAAGTATCACCGCACACAGATTAAAGAATTGATTGGTGTTGACCCTAGGCAATACGAATGGTGTGCTGCCTTTGTCAACTCTATTCTTGAACTCCATGACATTCCAGGATCGGAATCAGTAAGTGATCACCCTCTTCTTGCAAGAGGTTTCTTGAATTGGGGTGTTCCAACCGACCAACCTGAATATGGCGATATTGTTGTTTTAACACGTGGTCGAGCTGGATGGCAGGGCCACGTTGGATTCTATATTGACACAGTCGTTATAGATGGTGTAGAAAAGATACTTGTTCTTGGAGGTAATCAAAACAATCAAGTTGGTTTTGATGCATATAATGCCAGTCGGTTGTTAGGTTACCGAAAGATACCTCAGTAATTGGTTGGGAGGGGTGGATTCGAACCACCGGCCTGCTGATTCAAAGTCAGTTATTCTGCCGCTGAACTACCTCCCAAAACTCTATTTACAGCTAAGGTCGTCATCCATGACTATCTGCTGCAGCAACCCGGGCCCGCGAAGCCCAGCACGGAATCGAACCGTAAACCCTAGTTGAAAACAGAGTTAACTGTTTCCAGTCCATCATCGCTTACGCTAGGACAATTTCTAAATTTTCAATGAGCGTGGGAAGATTGATACGATCTCTTCGTTCCCTATGTCAACATATATCATTTAAAAACATATGTCAACAACTATTTTTGGTAGTGCCAGTAAGAGTTGAACTTACTCGTCGGGCTTATGAGACCCAAGTCGGAACCGTCCGTGTCACCATGAAAAAACCCTCCGAAGATTTCTCTTGGAGGGCTTTCTTAAAGTGACTTTTAAAAATCTACTTTACATAAAGCCTCCGCGTGCCATCGCATAACCCTCGCGTGAAGGATTAATGAGTTGGCTAAACTGTGTATGTTTACATACGAGTTGCATTGAGGTTCCTTGAATAGGTGTTGGTTATATGAGTATATTTATACTATGTTCTATCAGATGTCAACAAAAAAGTTGCGATTATCAAAAACTTTTTAACATCCAACGATGTTTTTCGTGAGCAGTGATACGATCCTCAAGGAAGTTGACTACGCCAAACTGACCTAGCTGATCGGCAAGAGAACGAACCTGATACAATGCTGTAATAACAATATCGTTGTCACGAGCAAGACGGGCAAACATCAATAGAGGTTCTGGAATCATAAGTTCATCTTCGATTCGGCTCAACTCTTGAAAGCGAGTCAATGAACCAGGAGCGAATGATCCAACGACACGAATCATCTCTGCAATCGGATCAATGGAACCACCAACTTCTTCATAAAACTCACCGAAGAATTCGTGATACTGTGCAAAGTTTGGCCCAGTCACATTCCAATGGTAGTTTTGTGCTTTAATAGAAAGTCCATAGACTGTTCCAAGTAGTACTTTGAGTGCTTCTGCAAGTTGTTCCATGATACTCTCTTATGGTTGTTGTATCAGTATTTATAATATGGTGCTCCCGGTAGGACTCGATTATTTTATATCAATCAAAATCTATACCGAATGCAATACTCACACGAGTAAATCCAGGTTTGGCCGTAGGGCTGACCATATGCGGCAACCAACAAGGAAAAAATACCAAAGTCCCTTCTTTAGGTGTAACACAAATAGGATTACCAAAGAAAGGATACCGCTGCACATTATCTTTCATAACGACAGGCGTCTTTGCAAAATGAATTGGATCAAGAAAAGTCAAGTCTCCTGGCGAAGGTTGACTAGCTGACTTGATAAGAACTCCCTCATCTAAGTTCTGTTTATCTGAGATGTTTTCATTCTCATACCAACCACTTGAAGGAAAATATACCCCCGCAATCATTTCTTTAGCTTTATGCGCATGTGGCATATGATACCCATAAGGATTATCATCTATATTGCCCCAGAAAACCTTAGAGTTTGGTACACCATTAATACCAAAGAAATCATTGCCGACATCTTTAAAGATGGCGTCAATCGTTCTTTTTAAAGCAGCGAAACTCTCATAGTGATTTTCTAGATAGCCATTAGTCTGCCCAACACCTACACCTGAACGATCGCCGTTCAAATTTTGCTCTGCTTCTACCATAAGATCGGCAAGTAAAGAACGATTTAGACTTCTAGAATCCTCACCCAACGACATATACATTATCGGATTAGGAAAGGCTTGCATTTTACCAATTTTCATATCCATGAATTCAATCCTATAATAATTTTAGGTATTTGTTGGTGCTCCCGGTAGGACTCGAACCTACGATCAAGACGTTATGAGCGTCCGGCTTTAGCCGCTAAGCTACAAGAGCAAATTGGTAGAAGTGGGTGGATTCGAACCACCTCAAAGGCGCTAATCTGGCGCAAAGAGTTTATAAGACTCCTCTGACTACCAAGTCTCACTTCCGTTATTTGCTACTCAGTTGTTTAATACGCTGTTTCATCCAATCTATGACAGCTACCCAACCCTCGTCTTGATATGTAATATCTACGACTTGTAGATTAGCTAATGCGATATTTAAACCTGCAAGTTCTGTATAGTCGAGACTGGATTTAGCCATTATAACTCCCTGAGATTTTGGTGTCCCCGGTCGGACTCGAACCGACACTACGCAGATTTTAAGTCTGCTGACTCTACCTTTGGCCTACGAGGACTAAATTTGGTGCTCCCGGAAGGACTCGAACCCTCAACCTTGACATTAGAAGTGTCTTGCTCTGTCCAGTTGAGCTACGGAAGCAATGTCTTATTTATAAAAGTCAAACGAATAAGTTTGACCATTCTGCTTAAAAGTAATGGTGCTGTGCGAATAAACCTCCGATCTCTCTGTTACGTAGGTTATTTCTTCCCAGCACTTACGACCCGCTTTATCTGCACCGATCACGCCACCAAGTACGGCTCCAGCCGCAGCACCTTGATCATCTCCGGTAAGACCTTTACCGAGTAGACCACCGATGATCATTCCTTCGAGAGCGCCCTGTCCTGCATTACCTTGCCGGCAATAAGTCTGCGTGATCGGTGTCTCAATGTTTTGCAACTTGTAATGATCTTTGACGGTCGCGCGAACAGTTTCTGCAGAAGCAGATGTCGCAAACAGTAGTGCAATAGCTATAACAGTTTTCATTTAAATACCTTAATAAAACCTAGTATAACTAATGCAATCAATCCAATAGCAAGAACGATTGCTAGCGGACCCCACAACGGTGAGAGAACCCACCACCACGACCACGCAATGTAGTCGGTTAATTTTAAGGTAATGAATACAATGGCCAATAGACCGAAGAACCCAATGCCACCTGATTGTGTTTGAGTATTATTTGCCATTAGCTCAACCTTTCATTCCAAAATGCTTCATACATTTCTTTATCAGTTTTCCAGCGAGGGCGAACTGCAACAGGAGAATCATAAAGACCAACACGCTCAATGAACGCGCCGACCTCTTTATCAATTGCCTTCTCAAAGTCTGATTTGATAGGCTGGGCATTGACCCGGCGTATCTCATCTACAACTGAGTCGTGATCGGTATTCATACATTCCACTCCGATTGTTTTTCGATAGCCCAACGTGCACCGTGAATATAATCTTTATCTTCGTCTGATAGAATCGACCAGTATACGCTGATTGAACGAATCTGCGCTTCCACCTTATCAGGATCTGACAGATGTTCCTGGGACTCAAGCATAATCTGCAGAGCATTTAGACGCTCATCGACGCGCTCAAAGATCATGTCTTTCACAACAGCCATAGTAATAACTCCTATATGTTTCATGCGACTATATTCTATTTATTCTATAGAATAGATCTTAGTCACATTCAACCATATCATTCTGCATTTGTACGATCATTTGCAACTCAATACGTTCGGCTACCTCTTCGTAATTTTCGATAGTCGAAAGAATTTCCCACTTGAGGCGCTCAAGATCATAGCCGAACCGATCAGATCGGCGAAGAAGATTCCGAAGAGACTTGGTAACTTCGAGATATTCCTGCATAATGTATCCTTTTCATTCCCTACATAAGTAATATAATCACTACTACGGAAATGTCAACCCTTTTTGCTAAATTTTTTCGTCTTTTTAATAGAAGCCTCAGTTCGCTTCCATCTTGCCCAGGCTTCTTCAACTTTGTAACGATATGCTACGTTCCATTGTTTGGAAAGACTTGACCAGGATTGGATTACAAGGGTTTTTGTTTGGATATTTTGTGCAAGGCGCAGGATAGTCCCATCGCCGATCCGGATTTCATCCAGAATGTCGTATTCTACTGCAAAGAAACTCATTTTGCATCGTCCTCAGTTACTTCCTCGATGAATTCAATGAGTTGATCTAGCATAAACATGACTTCATCGTCAGGTAAAGCCAAAATTGCCTCAATGCTCGAAGTTTGGATCTCAAGATCTTGCATGGGGTGTCCTTTCATACCATAGTAGTACTATAACACACCTCGTAGCAGATGTCAACCACTTTTTTAAAGTAAAGTAGTCGGTGTCAGATGCTTTACATGGTTACGATGAACTTTTAGTCCTATAAAAGCATTGTAGTATTCATCCGGCCTTAACAGAACGTCACGATCGAATTGCTCTTTGGCTTCATAATAGCTCATCTCGGCTGTAGTTTTGCAAAACCTTAGAATTCTTCGTTCAAATCTAGTTTCACCGAACTCAAGTACTAGTCCTTTGAGTTCTTCACTTGATCCATAATAGTCATTCCAATCAGATTCAGTTATTACAGTTCGCTTACGCTTCTGACCTTTCAGAGGCGGCTTCATTCGTTTTGATATTAGCTTTTTCTTACCAATATACTTTTTACCATTCGCTGTATCAGTTATTTCATAGACAAATCCGATATGGTTACTATCTACATCTTCTGAAGAGAATGGTTTCTCTTCATAAAGCCACATTATTCGTCCTCTTCTAACTCTTCATCGAACTCGTCAAATGAATCACTGAATGTTACCTCTGTACCGCAATAAGGGCAAAAAGATACAATGTCCTCAACTTCGGATTCCACTGTGTATTCAGCGTCACAATATTCACAAATATGATCTTCTCTAAGCATTTAAATCTCCCAAATTAAAAGGCAGAAGGTTTCCCTCCTGCCTCTATTTATTCATCATTTGTACAGAGGTTATGCTTCGCACACAGCACACGACATAATATCACGAACTAATTCTTGTGCTGGATTGGCTGAGCGTTGATAATAGAATGTTTTGACGCCGAGTTTCCAACCCTCGATGATCAATGCATTCACATCTTTGGCCGATACATCTGGATGGATGAGAAGGTTCAATGACTGTGCTTGATCCACATACTTCTGTCGTGCTGCCGCTTGTTGTACAATAGACAGAGGAGTGATCTCTGAGAATGTTTTAAATACGTCCTTTTCATCCTGAGTTAGGAACTCGAGGTGTTGGACCGATCCGCCTCTTTTGAGGATTGATTCCCAAACATCGAACGTATTCTTTTCATGTGCTTCAAGTGTTTTTGTAAGATAAGGATTCTTGTAGGTGAATTTGCCCTTAGCAAGATCCTTTGTGAAGTAATTCGACGCGAGTGGTTCAATACTTGGAGATACTTGGCCAAGAATAAAACTGCTAGAAGTAGTAGGGGCAATAGCGCAGCGTGTAAGATTTCGTATGCCATATCCGAGTAATCCTTCTGGTTCGCCATATTCAATTGCAAGTTCCTTGGTTGCAATCATAGACCGATCATCAATAAACTTGGAAATTTTAATGTTTTCCATGTGAGCCTGGAACGATTCAAAGGCAATCATCTTTGACTGAAGATATGAATGCCAACCTAGAACACCAAGACCTAATGCTCTCCAACGTGTGGCAAAGTTATATGATGCTTCCATAAAAGCAATATCTTTTACCTTACCGATGTATTCTTCCATGACAGCATCAAGGAAATAAATCATGGTTTCCACAGCGTCAGTATTCTGCCACTCATCAAAAGTAACGGCATTCATAGACGCGAGGTTACATACAAACGATTCGTCAACAGAAGAAGGCAATGCAATTTCAGAGCAAAGATTGGAAGCCCAGATTTTACGATTTTTATCTTTCAGAACCTGAGGCTTATTGTTATTCACAGTATCAGTAAAGAACAAATATGGGTAACCAGACTCACGGCGCTTACGAAGAACTCTAGCCCAAATGGCTCTCTTTTCAGCATCACCTTCAATCATTTGAGTCATAAACTTATCGGAGATGCAGACACCCATACTTAGGTTCTTGATTGATGAACCTTCCTCACGGCACTCAAGAAACTCCATAATATCTGGTGACTCAATGTCAATATAAACCGCCATTGATCCACGACGAACGTTACCTTGGCTGATAATGTCTACTGTAGTTTCAAACATATTAGCATAATGTACAGGGCCATCTGCCTTACCACCAGTTTTAATATCCGAACCACGAGGGCGAATGGCACCGATATACGCAGAGGTGCCGGCACCCATCTTAGTCTGCATACCGACTTCACCGACTTTATGCAGAATAGATTCTACCGAGTCGTCAATGAATACGCCATTACATGAGATAGGAAGACCTTTTTTGGTCCCAAAGTTACTCCAGACAGGTGATGATAGTGAATAGAATCCACGACTCATATAGTGATAGAACTTATCAGCAAACCCTTCAATGTCAAGAATGTTTTCGGCTGTCTTGGCAATCTCTCGTACTCGTTCCTCGGCGGTCATATTTCCATCAATGTAACCTCTTGATAGAAATGTTCTTGATTCTTCATTGGCCCACCACCAATTTTTGGTTGTATTAATCATTCTTTTTCCCTCTTAAAACAAATCGTCCGCAGTAATACCTTTACCCTTAGCATATTCGACCGGACGTTTCTGGAAAAAGTCTGTCATATTAGCGCCAAGAAGCTCCTCGTCAAACCAATACGTTTGATCAATATGATGTTGGTTATATTCAATTGCGCTGTGATCAAAACCGATCATAGTCAAGGAATCTTTCATTCTCTTAGCAATAAAGCTCTTCAGAATCTCGGCACTCAAACCTGGAATAGAGTATTCGTCCATGATCCAATCAATTACTTTACCTTCAGCCAGTAATGAATCAAGACATTCTTGCTGAATACGAGATGTCAATTCAGCATCAAAATACTCAGGATATTCCTCACGGAGAGTTTGGATCAACTTAACACCAACCTGGGCATGAAGCATTTCCTCATTACGAGTGTATTGTACCTGCTGCGCACAATCCTTCAGCACTGCACGATTACGATTGAAATGCATAATAATGTAGAACTGACTAAATAATGATACATTTTCAACGAACAGAGTAAATAGAATGATTGAGTAAATATACTGCTGTCTTGCGTCTTTATAGACTTTCTTATTATACTTACGTAGGTAATTCACACGGCCTTTAATTACTTCTTCGTTTAGATTTTCCTCAAATACGTGACTTAGATGAAGAACATCAAGCAGTTTTTCATATGCTAGATTGTGAATGACCTCTGAGTTAGCCATAGCAAAACCAAGATCGCGAATTGATGGATGAGGCATATGACGACCGATGTCAGCCCAGAATGTTTTTACCGCCACTTCAATCTGACCAATTGCAGATAAGGTGCGAACAATTACTTCTTGTTCCTCTGGTGATAGATCACTTTTAAACTGTGAATAGTCCGACCTAAAATTGAACTCGTCAGGAGTCCAAAAGCCTTGCCAGATAGCATCAATGAACTGTTTAGTCCATGGATAATGATCTGGCTTTCTTGCGATTTGTTCTTCAAATAACATCTTTACTGTGCCTCTTTATTTTCTGTGATAAACTGGGTAATCATGGGAAATATTGGAGCAATTGCTCTAGCACATTCTTTTGCCAAAAGCATATGTTCCTTCTGGGTCCCATTACCAGATCTTAGTTCTATATAATGTATCCAAGAACGTACACTTCCTTGCATATAAAGACGCGACACTGTATTACCTTCAGGTAAAATGGATCTTGCAACTTCTTTTGCAATACCATTATCTAGTGCCCATTTGTAAGCCAATTTGGTTTCATGAATTAGTTGTTCTTGTTTTGCACGCCATGTTCTATCCAAATCACGATCGAATGGTCTATCCATATTCATATCAATAGAATCTTGCCGATTTTTATCATGCTTATATCTAGCTTCGCGAATGATATAAGGATTGCCCATTGCATCAACTTCCTTGTATCGCTGACTAAACTCCTGAAAAGAGAATGAACGATGGCGCAAAACCTGTCGGGCGATATCACGAGTCGTTTCAATTTCAAGAGTCATCGAAGCCATTTCAAATGGACTCCAATGTTTATGTGTAATAAGATATGAAAGTAAGTTTTTTGCATTAGTAAAGTCGTCTTGAAATTGTGGATTACTGACCTTTGCACAATACGCGATAAACTCTTCGAGGTTATCAATACCGATAATCTTTGGGTCAGTTGCTCCCACCAAATTTACTTTCATTAACATTTTCTCCAATAACTAAGTTGTAGTTTGCCTGTAAGGCCACTGTATATATTTTGATCAATAATTTCTTGAGGATCCAATCCTGACAATATCACATCATTAATGTCCTTGTCAACCACTTTCTCTGGCCATATGCATACTTTATAACCGGCATCTAAAAGTTTTTCCATCCGTTGTACAATTTGTTTATTTCTAGGTTCATTATCAAAGACGTATACGGCATTTTGCATATTATCCAATCCCTCATTATTGCCGCCTGCATCACCAGTAGCAACAGCATTAGTCAGGAATAAAGAATCAATCTGCCCTTCTGTAATATAGTACCGTTTATTAAAATCCACCTTGTCAAGGCCGAAAATCTTTTGTTTACTTTCATCAAGCATAATAGTAATATAACGAAGCTGAGACTTGCCGAAAGCTCGACCAGTAAACCCGAATAGATTACCACTCTTATCAATGAATGGTAGCACAAGTCTTGGCTCATCAAAATCTGTTTTTAGTTTGTCGGGAATGATCCCATTCACCCAAGCATTAAATTTAGGCGCGTAGTATAATTTATAATGAACTGAACTCGGGATTTGTCGTTTTTCAACATATCTTTTGGCTGGATGGTCACTTTTTAGTTGGCTTATCTTCCTAATTTGTAATAAAGGAGAGGAAGACTTTTTAAAGTTTGGTACCTTATGCACAATGGTATCAATAGGAGATTTGATTTCCTCTCGAAGACCTTGCTCTAGTTTCGTATCAACAATATAATCATTGTATAGATTGATGTCAACTGACTTCAATAGATTCCGTAGTACCAAACTAGTACTACAGTTGAAGCAGTGAAAGAGTGCTTTGTTATCTTTCTCGACTAGCCATCCTCTGGCTTTTGTCTTTGATTGTTGACTGTCACCACATATAGGACATCTGAAATTGACTTTATATGGACTTGTCGATGTGACCTTAAACCTTTCCAATCGTATCGACAATAGATTGACATACTTTAAATCTATATAATTCAACTCTCACCTCAATAGTATTCCATGAACCATAAATTCATTATACCATCAATGTGAGAGTTGTAAACAAAAAAGATCAGCTTTTGAAATATTGTGCTACAAGTGCACCAATGACGGCCGTACTCACGATCCAAAAGAACATTCTGATATTGGCAATGACTCGTGCATTATCTTCAACCTTTTTATCTATGGCATCCAATTTCTCAGAGAACCGATTCATACGGTCATATTGAGATGCATACTTAGACTCCATAGCAACAAGCTTTTCCTCGGCTCGAGCCAGAAAAACCATAGCTTCTGAAAGCTTATCAATTTTTTCTTCGATGCGATCCAGTCGCTTTTCGTTACCTACGTCAGCCATTAAAATAATCCTAATATCTTTTTGCGTTCTTGAGGTTGCTCGGAACCATCAATTTGTTTATTAACATTATTTATTTCTTCATTTGCGGCGTCTAATGCACTATTCGAATCTGCATAATATCCTTCGTACGCCACAATAATTGCATTGAGTTGTTGGATATGTGTTCTCAAATCATTAATATTAAGAGCAAGGGCTTGATAGCCTTTATCTGTCAACGCAAATAAAGCTACCGACTTACGTTCGGCCGTTAGTTTACTAATTACTTCCTCATAATTTTCTGGCGTAATGATAATCCAATCGGCTTCACGCATATCAAGTCCATCAGCCTTAGGAAGTACTAATTCTGGTCTCTCAATAGGTCTGGCCGATATTTCAATCTTCTGTGGTGGAGCACTAACACAACCACTAATTAGAAGAACCAGTCCAAAGCCAAGGACACTCGCTATTAAACGATTTTGCACTTGTCGCACCCCTTTCACTTTCTGTTAATTCTGCACCACTCAATAGTTCAAAACATCTTAATGCTTTATCCGAAGCACTGTTAATAGTTTTCTCAACCAACCCGGGCTTTTTTTCTGCTAATACACCAATATCATGTTTTTCTAGTCTGCTTTGAAGTTCACGATTTTGTGCACGACTTGCCGCAAACTCACCATTAATTCGATTGAGTTCGGCCGCTTGTGATTCAAAATCTTTTTTCATACTGGAAATAGCATCTTCATTTGTCTGAACAGCTATTTCAAGTTTAGAATTATTCTCTATAAGTATTGCCATTCTCTTTTGGCTGTCATTATAATACCAATAGAATGATGCGGCCATTGCCGCCATAAGCATTGCCATAATTCCTACTAATTTAAGTCCCATTATAGAATACCTTTTGGTATACGAGGTTTTGGAACTTCAGCTTGGTTCTTTCTCTTATATCTATTCATAGCAGATCTTTTCACACCAGGTTCACCTTTAGGTCCAATGCCGATACCGTCAATCTTTCCGGCGCCTACCGAATTGACAATGCCATCCTCAGTCATAAGTTCGAACTTTTTATTGACTTCAGTATTTTCTTTGATATAATCCATATATTCGACCAACTGTTGCTCGGATGGATTTTCATTCTGTTCTTTGATAAGCCACAATGCTGCAGCATAAGTACCGAGACGAGTATTGCCTCCAGGTATCTTTTCTAATAATTTCTTTAGTTTTAAAACCATAAGATCAAATTTGCCAAATGCTTCTCTCTCAGCAACTAATCTTCTGTCCTTAGATCTTTTGAGAATGTTACCCTTCTCATCAATAATACCGAGCTTAAAAGCATTCCATTCTTTAAATGGAGTTGCCAAGCGCTTAATGAATTGATACACAAGAAATAGGTCGACAATCATATTTTTCTCAACTCTTCTACAATTTTAGGATCTAATGCTATATCGCTATCCAGAATTTTAATATTCTCATATTCTATATATTCAGGCATATAGTTTAAAAATACTGTAAACGGTTTTACGAATGTATGATATTCTTTTAACTTAAAAAATAACATATTGGTCGCAGCTGGACCAAAACAATTATATAATACAATTAGGTGGTTTAAAATAAGTCTTAATCTTAAATCATTATCTTCTTCGTATCTTCTAAAAAGCCGTTTTAAATATTGGAATCTTTTTAGATCTTCATAGAACTCATCCATGCCAGACGAGCGTAATGTATCATAATGTTTTGCTGCATACAAAATGAATGTTTTTTCGTCAAGTATCATACTTCATCTCACCATTAATGAATAAGAGAGGGCCGAAGCCCTCTCTCGTATAGTATATTAGCTGTCGGCCACAATTGGGTCGTCAGATCTTGCAACAGTACCGGTTCCGGTAGCCGCACCTCCGCTAATATCGGAGGTGAATGTAGTACCTACATCACTGTTAGCAGCACCTACAAGGGTGAAGTCAGTGTCACCAGCCGTTCTGATGGTATATACAGTATTGTTAGCCATTGCAGTAGCAGCAATAACAATAGCACCGACATCGCCTGCATTAGCAGCAGAAACTTTCATTGCAACAAGAGTTTCTACCTTGTGACGGGTAGCACCACCAGCAGCTGTATAAGTTGAATAGAGAGTCCAACCTGGAGTCTGGATTCCCTTCGCGCGGTTAGCTGAAATACCAGCTTCCGTAGTGTCAATGAAGTATACCTTTGCGGCTTCTTCAGTTGAAAGATACTTAGGCGCAGCTGCCTGTGTATCGGTTTTTCCCCATAGTGCCATTTTTGTTCTCCTTTACTATTGGGTGGTAATTATTCTTGATGACGGAAATGAGCTAATTTCATACGTAATGGCTTTTTATCAGCTGGCAATTCAGTTGGGGTCTTTTCAACTTCTTCATTCTTCATGGCTTTTTTTGCTGCTTGTGCTGCTTGTTTAGCCTTAAATTTTTCATGTGCTGCCTTATTTGCATGCCATTCAGGGGATCCATAAGGATGTGATTTAAACTTAAATTTTGGTTCTTTAAATTCTCTATCCCTTACAATATTAGCACCATCACCATCTTTAGCTTCAGTCTTAAATTCAGCGCTCTCGGTAGCACGAACTCTTGGTTCACCGGCAATACCAGGATATGCTTTTTTACCAGCAAGATTTACACCAGGTCTACGCTTCATCACTTGCTTGGTGGTTAATTCACCTGTGTTGGTCTTATCGGAAACTTTGCGAATGTAACGACGAACTAGATCACGAGAAATCTCGTCAATCTGATCAGCTTCTTCTTTCACTTCTTTTGACTTGGAAGATTTAGCTTGTTGAGCACGCATCTTGTCTGCTTCTTTATCAGCTTTACGTGACGCTTTCAACATGTTACGATAGCCGCTGTCACGGTATGAAGCTTCATCAATTTCAACTTCTTCTTTGATCTTATGGTCTGTGATTGTACCACCGTGCTTTTTAGCCCATGCCTTGGCTGCATCAGCTGGACTTCCCATGCCTGACTTATATCCGGCACTATGGTTTTTACGACTATCACTTGCTTTTAGAGCATTGCCATCGGAGTCCTTAATCTTACGGATTTCATGACCTTTAGTACCATATGAACTATGGTCAAATACGCCCCAGTGACTTCCGTCGGGATGCTTAATGGTGTGATACTTCTGAGTTTTATGATTCCAATTGATCTGAATCTCGTCAATCTGCTCAATTTCTTCATTCTTTAATCCACCCATCATGTTGCCATATGTTTTACGCATGACTGACTTAGCACTTATTGAAGGGCGCGGTTTACCTTTTTCATCTTTTTTACGATCGGCATCAATCTCGGCTTGAGTTGGCTTACGATATGCCTCTTCTTTTATTTCAGCACTTTCAGTAGCACTACGCGCACGTTTTAAACTGTCGGCGCTTGGTGCACCTTTACTGCCCGGCGCCCGCATTCTTTCACCAGATCCCGCTTCGATACGCTTACGCTTGGCATGAATGTTTGCCCAAAGACCGGCGGCCTGTTCAGCCATTCCCTCTTTGATTTTGCCAATAGCCTTCGAAACTGCTTGACGACGCTTGTGTAGATATTCATCAGATGAATCTGTATCGCCATCATTGTCGATATCTTTATCCTTAGCATTTTTATGCTTGCCTTTTAGGTCTTTATGATTAACTGGATCCAATGCCATTTTTATCTCCGTGAATTGTTTTAACTATTTATTCATTCTCTTCATCGGGCTCTTCGTCCTCTTCGTCGGCTTCTTCATCAGCCGACATATTGACATATACGTCCGTGAGACTTTTGGATGCAGTTATAATTTCACTCAGTTGCCATCTTTTAACCATAATACCTTCGTCCATCATATCAAGGATCTCTTCAGCCGCCATAATAGCAGCATTGAGTTCGGATCTAGTCATGTCGTCCCATTCATTATACCCGGCTTCTTCTTCCATCTTTTTCTTTTTTCTCATCATATGGAAATCTTGAGCATCAATCTTACCATTCTTATTGTGATCAAGTTTCTTTTGATCACCTTTAAGTTCTTCCTTGGTAAGGTTGAGTTTATCGGGAACCATTCTGGTGCGTGTTTTACCTTTTGAGTCTACATAATTTTCAGGCTTACGAGCAGCCGAATTAATAGCCTCTAATATTTGTGAAAACGTTTTCATTTGTTATCCTAGCAATTTGGCTAATGTTTTTGGTCCCGCAACACCATCGGCTACAAGTCCATTCTTTGCTTGATATTCTTTAACGGCACGTTTGGTATTTGGTCCGAATACACCATCGGCAGGAGATAGCCCTAGTTTCGCCTGAAGAGCCTTAACAGTTTCACCACGCGAACCAATGTTTAGCGCTTCGGTTAGATCAAGATCTGATGAGGATGCAGACTGACTGGTAGTATTGGTGATCTTAAGATTTGCAGGTGTTGGGGTGACCGATACTTTCCCACCGAGAACGGCAAGACCTTTTTCCCAACGTGCCTTACGATCCGCAAGTCCAATATCGCCGCCATTAATAACTTTGGTCATCTTTACAATATCACCGGAATCAGCAATTGCATTGAGTTTCTTTGCGTTCCAGAACCAGCATGCCGATTCAATTGCACCCTTTTCGGTTGCAACATAGACTGCTGCTTCCTCGGCAGTCATGCCTACAGATTTACCAAAGTTAGTATAGTTTTCACGGCCGGTCAATTGCTTAAGTCCACGACCACGGAATAGCCAACCGTCGCCTTCTTTTACGTTACCCATCTTTGATGTACGGAACTCATCCATGTAGACATAGTTAGCAATCTTTTCAGGCTTGCCAGCATATTCAGCAGCATTACGCTTCCCGGCGCCAAAATATCGAGGGAATATCTTGAGGAGAGTAGCTTCCTTATAATTTAGGTTTTCTTCTAGTGCAGTGAAGTTTGCACTCTCATGCGCGCACTGAGCAACAAATCCGACAATACGATTCGGTGTATTGATTTCGTACTTTGGAAAGATTTCCATCATTGCTTTATACCATGACGATACATTCTTATTTGTAGGGATCATTGCCGCTAGGTGTTCTTCTTTAAATTCAAAACTCATATTAGTTCTCCTCAGTATGAAATAGATTTATTTGGGCTAGTAAAGTTCTTCTTACGCATAATCGTTTTGAAGGTCACTTCTACTTCGCCATTTTTATAGTCGATAACAACAGGCATATTAAGATTTCTCTGAAGGTCCTTCAGAATGGCCTCAATGCCACGATTGCCTTTAATTTTCATGCCTTTATTGACATATACCTTTCGGAAAAAGTCCTTTAATTCCTTGACATTAATGCAAGGCGTATTACGTTCGTCCGACATACGATCACCAAAGTGTCTTGTAAATTCGATATCAATGCCATAGTCATTCAATAGATTATCGGCGAACTTCTCTAATTCATGAATATCAGCTTGTGAAATGAGCGCACATTGAGCTTCTTCATTAAGCATATTTTCAAATGCTTCATCAATAGTCTCTTCTTTTAATCTATTGGTAATTTGTCTGAATCTACGATGCGCTTTTGCGTCAATTTGACGAGCTCTTTCAATACTAACATTTAACTCTTTTGCTATTTGTGCAAAGGTCATACCATCAGAAACACGCATTTTATAAGCTTCAAGTTCTCTATCCCTAGCTGCCGCCGCTCTATCATCACCCGGTCTTGTTTTCTTATACATAGCAATTATCTTTTGCAAATCAATTTTGGAATCAGCACTGATTGCTTCATTTACGCTTGAATGTGGTGTATCCTTTTTATATTTTTTAGTGAGTTTTGTAGTTCCCCACTCACCTGCACCATATTCTTCACTACGAACCTTTGCAGCTAGATCAGAATCTGCCTTACCCCAGGTACCAGAGGATTTAGTAACAAAGGAATTGACACGTGCGTGACCCCACTGTGATGGGGTTGTTCCAGGTCTGTGACCTGTTTTCCATGCAGCCACTCCTCGGTTATAAACCTGGCGTAATATACCAATAGGCATGCCGGTCTTGTCGGCTTTTTTCTTTAACGAAGCTGTTGCATCTTCAAAAACTTCTGTATTCTCACCATACATTTGTCTATATTTTTTCGTATGTTTTGATTCTTTGGTTTTGGCTTCGGCATCACCTGGAGCTGGCGCATATGCACTTGGATCATTATCTGCTTTTTTGCCGTGATATTCAAAATGTCTTGCGCGATCATCTTTTTTATCCTTTGGCACACCCTTATAATATCCTTTGGGTTGTGTACCTGGTCTGGATTTAATATCTGGATCCTGTGGTGTAGTTGTTCCCTCTTTTACAGTCTGGGATTTAATCCATTCTTTTGCTTTTGGATGATCGGGAGTTTGTTTTGCCCATGCAGATATTTTACGATAGGTACCTAATACAGCACCTTCAAAATTGGACCCATCGGAATTATCAATGATGTACATCTTTTGGCTAAAGAAGTTCTGGAATTTACCAATATTCTTTTGAACGGCATTCCACATTGCTTCGACTTCAGCATCAGGTAATGATCTTGCCCGAGCACGATTACGATCCTTGGCAGTATTTAAATCGGTATTGACAAAGATCATAGCCACTTCATATCCGATATCACGGAGTTTCTTGGCCTGCTTTTCGATCTTTTCATAATCCTTACCGGTGCCATCAATCACAAGACCAAGACGACCATTCATTGCAAGGTCCATTCTCTTACCGGTAAGAGCCACAGCACCTCTACGAACCTCCTGACCTTTGTCAGAATAGATATCCTCAGGAGTTGTTTTAAGACCAGCCTTTGCAAGAGCTCTTTCAAATGCATCATCTGAATTGATTACTTTAAAACCAAGAGAAGTCAAAGCAGTCTTACCTACGATAAATGACTTACCTGAGCCAGGGCCGCCAGCAAGGAATACAGCCTTGAAGATTGAAGGATCATTGACACCTTCAGTAATAGAGGCTGTTTCACACTGGCCGCAGCAGTTAGGTGTTCCGCAGTTTGGGTGTGCTAACATGTTTTCGAAAGCGGCGTCAACTGATTCGTATGCAATATGCTTTTTACTATGCTGTTTCTCACCGGCATATTTACGCATCATCTTTTTATAGATACCTGGTTCAATACCACTGATATCTTCTGGAGTCGACTTATCAAACTCGTCAACATCACCGTCCTGATCTAAGTCAATACGACGATGCTTTTTGCTGATCTGATGTTTTAATGGAACATTAGGATCAAGTAAATGTGGATGAATATGCATTTCAGTCCAATTTGCAATATAAGCATTTACGGCATCAAAGCCGGCTTGCTCACTGATATTCGATGCAGAATGATATACTGCTTCAATGAATGCTAAGTCTATACCTGATCTATCTGCTTTGTTCTTTAGAGCGACTTGAACTTTGGCGCTTTGATTTGCAATGGTCTCAAAAAGTTCATCGACGAGACCAATGAGTTCAACATCTTCAGTTACCTTACGATTACGCTTGAATCTAAAATTAGGATTTACAGTAGAATCTTTCCTGTATAGGGCACGATATCTCTTAGCCTCATCAAGGTATGTTTCAAAAGCTTCATTTACATTCTTTTTCTCTTGAGGTCCATGCATGATATGTTTGAATCTGATTAATTCATCCTTGCGCACTTGTGGTAAGAGTCTCTTTGCAAGTCTACCGATAGCTCTTTTACGCTTATCCACGAGTTTATCAATCTGAATCTTTTCACTTGCAGATAAGGATCCGTATTGTTGACCCTTCGCGCCTGCAACTCTACGACGAATGAGTTCGATTGCTCTTTTGCGAGAACGTCTTTCAAGTGCGGTTGTTGGTGCTAATCTTTTTTGTGCACGGGCACGTGCCACTTTTAATCTTGGTTCAAGACGACGCATGACTTGAGCACGCTTCAGTCTTTGCTGAATTGAAAGTACTGCTTCCTCGAGCTCCAGACCTTCTGATATACGCATACCAGCACGGACAAGTTTATAGATATCATTACCGTGAGTTTTGAGTTTGGTTGGAAGACCCTTCTTAAAGGTCTCCTCGTCTCCGGCCAGTGCCAGAGCTCTCATCTTTGATGCAGACATACCTGTCACATCATCAGCATCTGGGTCACGCTCACCAGCCGACACAACTTGAATTGAGTCGAAGGTGTATTCTTTGCCATTATATTTGGTGAGTAGTGTTTCAAAATCATTAACACGATCTTGACCGCCAACAAAAATAATATTCTTATATTTGCCCTGAAGTTGCTTCATGACATCAATAATGGTTTTTGCAGTTGACTTATAGACAATATTACCAAACGCGGATTTGGCAAGGTCGACCTTATCATCGTATGAAAGTGGATTCTTTTTAGGGTCCTGTGAGTGCGAAAGAAAGATATGTGGATCTGCTTTTTCTTTACGTGCAACTTCACGGATCTTATTGACCAATTTTTCATGGCCTACTGTTACTGGGTTCATTCGGCCCCATGCAATAACAGCCGTTTTACCTGTGGCTTCAGTAATGGTTGGATTTAGTTCCACAGTATTTTTAACTAATTCCTTTTGAGTCTTATCAGACTTCTTTTTAATCTTTTCCATATTATCTCCAATCGTAGGTCTACCGCAGCCTTACTACAATGGTATTTATAAAAAATAAAAGCGGGCTCAAGGCCCGCCTTTGTATTAATGCTATTTTAAATCTTATCGTGTTTTATTAAATGCAACTTCGTAAATAACACCACGGCAGAGTCCGATATCGCGTAATTCGTAATCAGTCATCTTATTCAGGGTATTATATGTACTTTTCATCGCATAATATTCTGCTCTGCGTGTTTCAGCCTTTTCCAAAAACTTCATAAACTTTGAGTTTAAAAACGCGATATATACAGAGTCGATTTTAGTAATAAGTTTATATACTGTGTGTGATATGTCTAATCCTAGAGCGGTCATGTCCCTTACCTTTTTTCCAAATAAAAGGGAGACGTTATGCCTCCCTTTCGTCAATATTTATCATAAAAAGTCTTACATGTACATACACAATTTGGTATACCTGGTATTACTTAACGTGTGATTTCTTCCCAGTCTAATGATCCATAGCAGGTCTGAGTATTTGTATCAGCCGCAACGGCAAGAGTGAAGGTTTCAGGTGTTGACGTCAAGCTGTTTCTTGCAAGTTGGAACTGAAACAACGCCTGCTTTAGGATGTCAAGAGAAGGCGACCCCTGATTCGAAGAATTGATATATCCGCTCGCAAGAGTTCGACCTCCGGCCATTGCAGTTCCAGCAAGTGTGTATTCTACTGATGAATCATCCCCTGCTGGAGTCCATGAGTCGGTAGTAATTGTCGCACCAGCTATTAACTTCCAATTATAGTTGATACCATTACCTGTTCCTAGGAACGAAGCTGCAGTAGGAATTACGATAGCATCAAGACGTGTCGACTGCAGCCGAATGGAAGCGACTGGATAGAAAGTACCAGCAGTAGCAAGGGTTTTAGCAGAAGTGATAAGTGTTCCTACAGCACCTTGTCGACCACGAAGTTCATATCCACCTTCAGAGATTACAGTAGAGCATACTTGTTTGAGTATACTACTTCCAGACGTGGATGCTGTATTTGTAATTTCATAGCGTAGCGGTAGAGAAGCTGTAGTGATATAGGTAGTACCGATTCGGTTTGCGTGATGGAATGAGTGACAATGTATAATCTGCCCATCAATGATAAATCCCATACGAACTGTACCAAGACCCAACCACTCAACGTCCATCCACATGATCTGTGCTTTTGTGATGTCGAGCGTACGAAGAGAAGGGCCGGTCCCATCAAGTGGGTCCAAATTCCAGTTGGCCTTTGTGACACGTGTCTCTTGTAGACTTCCACCAGTAGAGGTGCGTTCTACAAAGGATAGCGTACTTCCATCAAGTTCAAGATACATACCGTTCTGTGCACCATAGTATCCGACTCGTTGTCTAAGTCCTGTTTTCGCGGGGGCCATAACAAAGGTGTTGAGGTTGAGAAGTGATTTACCTGGCTGATAAGAAAACACCTTTGTAGTCTCACGAACTACTTCTGCACCAGATGCAGTGCTTACGTTTAAGTTTACTAAACCCTCATTCGCTGAAAATGAATATGTGCCACCCGCGGTATTTGCAGTTGCCCACAACCCATTGTCTCCAAATCGGTGAGACGAATCAAAGAGAGTAAGAGGTGTTGAAACTCTAGACCTGCCGAAAGCATCCACAGCCACGCCAGATGGATTTGCTGGACCAATATTGTTTCCATATTGGTCGGCCAACATGACGACTTCAAATAGCGTCTTGTTATCTCCCAAATATCCATGTGTATTCTTATTAAATATAGCCATGATTTATCTCCTTACCAAGCTTTACAAGACCAGTAGCGCGCTTTATCCTTCGGCTTTGGTACTGATGGGTCATCGCAACCGTGTCTCGCCCTAAATGACTTACGACGAGCTGGGTTATCTTTTTTAATTGTCATATTTGGATCGCCGAATTCGACTTTCTTTGCCTTGCCGTCACCATCTGGGTCGACGTATACCTTGGACTTTTTTACATCGCCTGAGGTAGGTTTATTGAGTGTAACCTCGCGGCCTTTATATGTGGCTTCGGAAATAAAGTCTTTAAACGAGATCATTTTTGCCATCCTTTGATTGTATCTGGTGAGAAATTAGCGTGAGAGAACTGAAGTCTATCTATAAGTTTTACAGCATTTTTGCCCAGATGATCAATCGCGACAAAGCCTTCCTGCTCGGTTACTTTATAGCCGTCGGCGGTTCGAATAAATGTGCCAACTTGTTTTGCTTTATCGAGCTTACGAACAATAATAAGTTTTGCATCAACGATGTGATTATACAAATCAAACATGGCAACGATTTGAGACTTATCTGTCTCGACAAAATATCTCATAACCTCTTTTGTTTTCTCCTCGGCTTTAGCTTTACCGGCTGGAGTCTTAAGTTTGTCAATTTCTTTTCTATAGTGAGTAGTGAGATAAGTAACAAGATCGTCAACGAACTTAGTAGTATTTCCAATGCGCTGTCCTTCCCTAACCTTAGTATTAATAAATGCTTTTACTCTCATTAGTAAATCTTCGTTATCAGAAATACCTTCGAGAGTATTGCGCTGGAGTTTTGAAAAAATCTTACCAGCGTCAGATAGAATCTTAGTGACTTGTTCAGTTTCGGTCTCTGTCATAGTAGCAGAACCTGAAACATCTTTGTACATCGCATCTACCGCCCAGACGTTTTTCGACTTTTTGAATTTTGTTGCAATCTCTTCGCCAAAACTTGCTGACATTGTCTCAAAAGATTCTCCTCGATATGTAGTGTGCCAGACCACACCGATTCTGGAGGCAAGGATTTGTTTAGCAAGGAGGCTGTTTTTTGGTATCGCATAAACAATCGTGTTAGGATGGAAAGTAATATATTGTTCTCCATCAATCTTAACTTCTTTAATATCTTCTCTCGCATATAGAAAATCACCCTGCACAACGCCCTTGATACCAAGTTCGGGCAAATGGTCAAGAGCTAGTTTCAATTTTACATTCAATTCGCCAGAAGTATCTTCATCAACATCGGCATGAGTCTTGTACACCTTTGGATTCTTATTAAAGATTCCCTTCTTTGCCACAAAGAATTTACCATCAGAAGGATCTTGTCCAGCAAAGACAGCCGGAGCACCATCCCATTTGATAGTGACATTTACCTTATTGGACGACTTCCCAGCCAACATATCACGGAGCGCTTGTAGGAAATTAATAGCTTGACGAGTTCCGACGATACCGCCATTAAGAATATTATCCTCAAGATGTTCCATATGGGTGTTTTTGGCTTCGGCCAAGAACGAATTGAATCTGATCATGGTATTACCTTATATTTACTTTTGGTTTAATTGTGCCACTAGTAACTTCATGTATAAAAATTTCATTTGGCATAATTCTCTTTACAGCCTCAATATTGCCTACCTTAGCCGTCTTGGTATTATTAATGAAGATAACATCATGCTTTTTAAAATAATTGTCATAAGAAAGTTTTGCAAATTTTGCTTCAATTGCATTAAATTCTGCCGGATATTTTTGCTGCATATCTTTTAGTTTATTTGCAGATATCTCACTGGCAGAACCGCCTGAGCCAGATTTAATTCTAAGCTTATTTAAATTCTTTTTAACGTCATCAAGTGAAAAAGTGGCACCAAGTTTAAATCCATAGGCAATTCTATCAGGCGACACATTAACAGCTTTAACTTCATAATTCATATTGCCTACAATCAAATCAATACCAGCCGATGTACCACCACCTAATTTTGCGCTGTTAATTAAAAAGTATAACATCACCTCACCTGGACCAATGCCCTTAAGATTATAGTTATGAAGTTTTTTAAACATTGAAATATCTTCGTTTTTTAACGTAGCAATGAGTGCGTTGAGTCGGCTTATATTTACATCATTAATTGTTTTTGCAACATCGAACCTAGGAAAGAAATGCATATTAAATAAGTATTGGATTTCTTTCTTATAATCTAACTTGGTAAAATCTGCCGGAGATAGATTAAATGATGTAATTTTTAGAGCATTATTAATAAACTCCATTCTTAAATCTGCCATGGCAATCTCCGACTCTTCTTTTATATAATCTCTAAAGCGTTTCATATGAAAACCTCATAAACTTTAGAGTATTTATAATAAGAAAAGGGAGCCTTTCAGCTCCCTACCGTCTCATATTGGCTACGTCAATGGCACCTTGTTTATCATCTTTTCGGATTGGCACTGCATTGGATTTATGCATTGTGGCGATGCCAGCAATTTCAGTGCCAGTATATACGTTGGAATCTTTTTTAATACCATTCGAACAAATTTGATCACTTGTTTTTACGGTAGATGTATTTGCTCTATAGTCAGGGATGTCGTATCGGTAATCTGATTTCTTATCCTTAACACCCATCGACTTGAGCCATTTTGCATGCTCTTCTTTTGCCTCGGCGAGACGTTTACTTTTACTTGGTTTACGCTTTTTGGTGCTGAGTGAGGACATGCCTCGAACCAGATGCATCGTCATACTTTGAGTTCCATATCTGGTTCTTTGCCACCGGCAATATTGAGATAGAACTGAATTGCCGTATCATCAAGTTGATATGCCTTGAGGTATTTCTTTGCGTTTCTGATGCCGTAAAGATCGTCACAGAGTGCCTGTCGCAAAGTGCACTGATTGTCCTTCATCATACCAGCAAGGACTTCATGATAAGAAAGAGGTTTCAACATATTAGTTTGCATCCTTCGGTTTGCGTTGTGGGCAATTACGGCCCTGATTACAATCGTTATTACAGGGCGCGCAAGTTTTCACAGCTCTAGTTCTCTCAAAGAAGGTTTCGATGATAGCACCACCAAACACGATTACCACCAAAAAGACAACAGGGATAATTGCAGCGGTCATTAGAAGTCACTCCAGTTCATTGCCATACCGACGTTGCATTCGGCATTACGTTTGGCGGTTTCGAAGTCTACAAAAGGACCAGCCGAGGTGAAGTTGTCGAGCAGACGACCTTCAGGGGTGAACAGCATGTATTGGTTGGCATGGTTCTTGTTGATGATCACAGGTTTGATCGAGTTGGTGGCGGTAAAGACACTGCCGGTCTGTTCGAATGTCATCATGGTCGGATTCCTTTGTCATTGCCTACATATACAATATAAACATTGCTCAGGAAATGTCAACCCCCCTCATGCACTTTTTTGATAAATTTCCTGCACAAAAGAATACGGGGCTCCGGAGAGTCTCATTGCATTCAGCAACATGTGATCTTCGTCAAACTCATCATGGGCAGTCTCGAGAATCTTAGCTTCTTCAAGTGCGGCAACAATCAGTTCGTATAGATTTAGTTCTTTCATCGTTTAATGCTCCTCAATGATTTAAGTGCGCCTTTGATTCGAGTCGGGTATTTTCCTAGAAAAGTGCCAGCCTCTAAATCACCCTTTGTAAGGTGATGTTTGTGCATGTGATCAATTATATCCCAAGATGCTAATAGTCGCTTTGACATATTGTCAAATAACTGGTCTGAAATAATGGGATTGTCCTCAACATAATATGCATATGCCGCCATTAGATACCATGGCACTAGCATGTTTATGTGAGTCTCTATAGCATCAAAACATTCTTTGTCATAATTATTGCTATTATCTTCGCTGAAGAAGATACCTAGTGTAGCTCCTGACATTGATGTACCTTTATTGTTACAGGTAGTATATTTATCACACATTTTTTCGGATGTCAACCAAAAAGTTGTATAAATAAATTCGTGGGTGCGTGAAAAGTACGTGTAAATAACGTAAGAGGCAAGTGTGCAGTATATCACAACAGGAATAGCCAGGGTCACATCAAGAATGTCGGTGGGGTTCCGCCTGGCCACGTATCAGACTTAGAAAGGTCACTGTTAGTCGGTGGCCTTTTTTAGTTTGATACCTTTGGATATGAATAGCAGAAGAACGATGGAGTGAATCCATTAAACCCTGCTCCAAGATTCAATGATCTGCATAGTTTTCTTGCCTCAGATTCATCAGATGTAGTTTTTACGATTAGGTTGTTATCCTTCTCAACTATATCAAAGGCCTTTTCAGTTTTTTGTACGATATACGACATTAGGTAAATCCATTAAATGAAGGTTTCTTTTTAGGTTTTGTGTCAAAGACCTCACCAGTTTCTTTGTCGAATTGTGGGACATCGTCAAACTTTTGATTATCCATGACAGGTCTATCGTCAACCAGATCCTGAGCGGCATTCTCTACATTGAAGAGTCGCATTTTGGATCGGTCAATGCCAACCACAAATCGCTTGTGTTTATCAATAGCGCCCCACCGATTCTTGAGTTGTTTAATCATAATCTGACCGAGTTGCTCAAGTTCTTCAGTCGAAATAAGACCAAACATGAAGTCTGCAGTTGCTGGTAGACCAAACGATTCTGACGTATCTGTAAGATCCATATCAGAGTTACCATAGCCAGAACGAGTAGTTTGTGTGGCACTCACAACAGGAACATTAAACTCTACTGCCAACCCACGAAGTTCCTCAGCGATGGCCTTGATCATGGTGTACGAGTTAACATTAGCACCATGGCGAAGTCTGGAACTCATGCAAATGTTCAGATAGTCAATGTAGATAATGTCAGGTGTGAAGTTTTTCTTGAGTCTCAGTTCATTAAGCAAATGTCTAAAGTGTGCGGATCCAGCTGATGCCGTTGGATATTCCTTAATGATCAACTTACCTGTTGTTTTGTTTCGAACCTTGTCGATCTTTTTTGTATACAATGCTTTTGGAATATCACGAAGATCATCCAAGGATAGATCAAGAAGATTTGCATCAATTCGTTCGGCGATTCGTTCTTCAGCCATTTCCAATGTGATATACAGAACATTTAATCCGGACATAAGATTATTGGCCGCACAATGACACATGAACAGAGATTTACCAACACCAGTACCCGCCAAAGCAATGATAAGCGCTTTACGTGACACCCCACCCTTTGTAATGGTATTCATCAGATCAATATCAAATGCGACCTTATCTTCCTTGGTATGATAGAAGTCAAACCGAGCATCGGAATTTTCGATAAAGTCGTGGCCGATATTGGTATCAAATGAGATGCCCAGAGCAGTAGATAGAAGTTCAGGAATGGAACCCTTATCCATATTCTTGTCGTGACCATCAAGGATCAGAATGGATTTACGAACGGCATTATATACGGCTTTATCTTGACAAAACTTTTCAGTTTTATCCACCAACCACTGAAGATCTGTTTTGGTGTCATAATGAAGTGAGTTAATGTATTTTGTTGCATCTGCATATTGTTGCTGATTCAAATCAGTTTTTTCACTGATAGCAATAGTCAGAGCTTCCTTGGTTGGCAAGCCGTTATATTTGTCGACGTATTCAACCAATGAGTTATAGATAACTTGCTCATTTTTGTCATGAAAATATTCAGACTTAATGAACGGTAGAGTTTTTCGGATATATTCCTCATTGTGAATAAGTGCCGAAAGAATTGTTTGCTCAATCATACGTGCCTCATGTAATACATAGTAAGAAATGGCGACTGTTGCCGCCATTTCAATGAAGATATAGTATTATAGATCACACTTCTTCTTCTTCGTCAAAGGTTTCTTCGACTACAGTTTCGGCAAAGTGTGTTCGGTTACCCATTGTGTATCGCTCTTTGATTGCATTGGCCAAACCGGTCTTTTCAAACATCATAACCCAAAAGTCTTTATTGTCAACCAATTCCTTGGCGCGCATCAGCTTATCGCTCATAACCTCACCAGTCTCGGCGTCGACAGGTTGATACCACCCAACTTTTGGTTTCAGCAAATAGCCTAGTTCCTCAGAAATATCCATAAGGCCAGACCATTTACTGATACCGCCTTCGAAGGTAACAGTGATCGGAATCTTAGACTTCTCACGTACGTGGCGAGACTTCTCGATGTTGATAATGAAGTGATACCCGGCAAGTTCAGTGCCGTCCTTATCTTGTTGACGACCAATGATCCAAATGGCATCGGCAGAGTAATAAACGCCAGTACCACCAGAAACAACATCCTTGGAATAAAGTTCCTGTGTTTTATAGGTATGATTAACCACAATCATAGGAATGTCTTTTAAATTCAAATGAGGTGTCACAATACGGAAGATTGATTTAAATTGTTTAGCACGAGACATATCTGCAACTGATTTACCATCAAGAGCATCCTCTGCTTCTTTCTTTGAGGCAAGGTTACCCATAGAGTCAAGAACAATAATAACATTATCGCCCTTCTTGATTTCATCCAATTGCTTGGTGACGTCGAACTTAAACTCTTCGGCATTTACAATCGGTGTATGAATAACACGAGCAGTGTCAATACCGAATGCATCAAAGTACGATTGTGGAGTACCAAATTCCGAATCATAGAAGAGCATTACCGCATCTGGATACTTCTTCATATGAGCTGCGGCCATAAGCAACGCAAAGGCGGATTTAAAGTGTTTTGACGGACCTGCCAAAACCAATAGACCAGGAGCCAGACCGCCGTCAACTCTTCCTGAAAGAGCTACGTTGACCATAGGTACTGGAGTCGGAGCCATATCTTTCTTACCGTATACTTTGGATTCGGTAAGAATGGCAGTTTGTTTGATAGTGCTATTTTTGAGCAGTTTTTCTATAATTGACATGTGATTTCCTTATATGCGATTGTTAACTAAAGAAGTCTTCCAAGGTTGAGATATGTTCCACCTTCCAATTAATTGCATCAGATACAATCTTAAGTGGATCTTTGAAAGTCTTATCGAATTGTGTTTCGTAGTCAATATATTCAGCCAGACCAAGTTCCTTTGGTAGGTAACCTGAAAAGGCAATTACATTTTCTGACAGAGGGTTTGGCATTTTGAGATAGCAAAACTTTACCTTATTTCCATCCTGGATTGGTTCATACAGTTTGTCAAGTTTTTTGGTCTTGATCATATGATTGAATAGAATGGCGCCTCGAACATGGATCGGTGTTCCTTTGGCATAAAGAGCACCGGCTTGCATCCATTTACTGAGTTCATGTACACCACGAGGAAAGGATACCTCTTCGGCATTAAGAGACTTAAATTGATCTCGGAACCCCTCAACGAAGTTAATCAGATCAGATTCAGTTCCGGTGAGCATAATCTTATATGCTTGTTTAAACTTATCTCGTACGACTTGAGGTGTGGAAGATTTTACAGCTTCAATGCCCATGATTTTGAGTTTTGGTTCTGCATATTGCACACCCTCGTTATTGTGGACATGAAGTATATATCGTTTCTTTGCGGTCCAAATAGCACGATCGGCGATGGCTTCACGTTTCATTACCATCCTATTCTCATAAGCATTCATCATGGTAAACATTTCAGCGTATGATTTTTCAAGCACTGGTTCAAGTTTTTGTGCACACGCCTTGTCAAGAAAGTCCACAGGATTCTTTGGGTTGACAGCCTTGACCAAGTCACTCATGTTACAATAGAGAGAGTCAGTATCCATTGCAATGACATAATCCTTGTCCGTCTTTAGGATCTTATTCAGAGCGCCATTCATGGCTTTTTCGGCCCAACGAATAGCCAACTGACCTGAGAGAGTCACACCTTCGGCGATACGAAGATCATAGTACCGGAAGTGTTGGTTACCCATAGCACCATAAAGTGAGTTAAGCAAGATCTTTACGGCTTGTTGTGAGTTGTCAAGTTGGTTCATCTGCCGCTTCAACTCAGGCGATTTGTTCCTTTCATATTCCTGTTTGATACCAAGCATTTGCTTTTTAATAGCTTTACGCTCATCATACAATCCAACAATAATCTCTGGGACACAACCTTGCTTGTCCTTACGATAACATGACCCATTGGCAGCCACGGCGATATTCCGTTCGCGAGTAGAAGGCGGTAGAGGGTCGTGTTTTGCATCAAGGTAGTAATCCACACCATGTGGTGCGAAGTCGCTGTCACCAGTCAGTAGAGTTTCAGGTGACATATTATATTGCACAATCAGGTTAGGATACAGTGAGTTCAAGTCAAACGACACCACCCAGTCATGCAGACCAACCTGAACATCCTTAACATAACCACCGGGGTAAGTATCGCCAGCCTTATGAGCAGACTGAGGGATGATCACATTCTTGCGATTGAGGTGTCGATAGATAATAGAGTCCCAAATAGCGGTAGTGCCGAGAGTATCGCCATAGTTTACACCACCCTTGTATGCCATAATACATGCAAGTTCAATTAATCGCATCTCTGCATCGATTCTATCGACCAGCATAACGTCCTTGATGTTATAGTCAATAAACTTTTGGAAGTCAGATTTGTAAAGCCCATGCAGTGAACCATGTTCAGCATACGAAAGTTTCCGCTCACCTAGGACTACATATGCAATATGATCCAATGCATACGATTCCTGTGTCCCATAGGTATAGCCGAACTTTTGGAATAGGTCAATGTAGTCAAGTTGACCAACACCATAGATTTCATATGTGTCAAGATCCTTGCCCTTCACACCGATCTTACGATAGTTCACAATCTTCCATGGCGACAAACGTTTCATGTTGTCCTCACCGAGGATCTTTTTGATACGGTTCAGCAGATATGGAATGTCAAACAGTCGGACGTTCCAACCGGTAATGATATCGGGATAGTGGTTTTCCCAATAGGTAATGAATTGGAGCAGAAGATCGGACTCGTCCTTGCACCGGCGATATTGGATCAGAACACCTGCCGGCAATTCAAGTTCGGTTTTAGTTGGATCATAGTTACCCATACCCCAAACATGATATACATTGCTTTTGGAAGATTTATACGCAATGGAAATGACTGGATGTTTGGCTTCATCGGCGTGAGGAAAGCCATCATCAGATGCAACCTCGATATCAATGTCACCGATAGCAATGTGGTTCATATTGAACTTAACATCACCTGGGAACTTTTCGGCTAGAAATTGAGCCACGTAGTTTGTATTGCCGTAAATACGAAAGTTCTGGACACCATCATAAAGTTTGATAAAGTCTGCAGCTTCAGACATGGTATCGAATTTCATTGCCTCGACTGGAGTACCGTCCAGAGTCGTGGCCGAATGCGATCCCGAGGATCGAACATAAAGCGTGGGTTGGAATTTGATGCGCTCTTGAATGGCTACACCACTGTCGTTGTAACCACGATACAGGATTTGGTTCCCGTAACGATGCACGGAAGTATAAAAACTCATATTAATTCCTTCGGATGAAGATGATCATTTGTTATAATAAACCGACCATCACAATTTGTCAACTAAAAAGGCGACCAAAGTCGCCTAGTACTAGTTATTTCTTTTTACCGTTAATGAAGTCTAACTCTTCGTCAGTATAAGGCCACATTATTTGCCGCCTTTCTTCTTCTCTGCAAGAGTTCGAAGATATGAGTGATCAGGATCTAGCATATGCTTAATCCTTTTTTGAAACGAAAGAATACATTTCCTGAGCCTTCTTCATAAGTTCTTCCATACTATAAGGGGTATAGACATTAGCAGCCTTTGCATCTTCAAAGGTAGCTTTACCAAGTTCCATCATCTTTTCCCAGTACTGCATATTCAAGGCAGTCTGCTTGTCCATATAGTCTTTGGCCATCTCGAGGACATCGGCACGAATTTCAAATGGGTTCTTAGTGCTCATTTTGAAGCTCCTTTAGACATTTTATCAAACTGATATTTCATCATATTTTCGGTATTGTCAAGAAGCATAGTAGCGAACTGAGTCTGGGCATCAATGTATTTGTGCGCCATTGCATTTAATTCTGGGTCTTTAATAATCTTATCAGTCATGCCTTTCTTGGCACTCTGAAAGTAACTTACCAACATTTTCATTTTAGTCTCCTGTGATGTGTGTGGTTGGGAGGCTAACCGTGGCCTCCCGCGGGTTTATTACGTAACCACCCGAACTAACAAGTTTACTCGTTAAGTAACTGTGATATAGGTTTCGGTACAATATGCCCAATAGAAATCTTGCGAGGCTTCTTTTCCTCAGGTACATGATTCTCAAGTCGGATTTGAAGCATACCATTATAAACTTGTGCACCTACGACTTCGACAGTATCGGCAAGGGTAAAACTACGGTTAAAGTTTCTTGCGGCAATACCACGATGTAGATATTTTGTTTCTTGTTCTTTTGGTGATGTCTCACCTTTTACAAAAAGTGTGCCACCGTGAACAGTAATATCCAATTCAGCTTCACTAAAGCCAGCTACAGCCAACTCAATAATATACGAATTATCGGCGGTTCTTACTATGTTATACGGTGGGTAATTTGTCATGGCAGTGTTTGCGGTATTCAACCGATTAATAAGGGAATCGAATCCAATAAAAAATGGGTCGTTGAGCATGTCTGCTGTATATTTACGAATAGTAGTCATATAGTTCCTCCTAAAAGCAAGGTTAAAAATATAGGTCCCATTGGCAACCTACAATTCTATTTATACGAGTAGTCTTATTTCTTCTTACCAATTGAATATTTGGCGACCAATTCCCACTGATTCTTTTCAGAGTGTGAAAGAATTTTAATCTGTGAAAGCGGAGCAATAGGATCCTGGACCTTAGTTGCATGCACGGCTTTTACTAGACCCCATTCTTCCAATAGATTCACGATCGTATTTCTACGACCTTTATCTTCTTCATCAAAATTATTAATTTTACCATCAAGCATAAACAGTTCTTTAAAATGAACAATGTAATACTTGCCTTGTTTATGCAAAATATGACACGACTGGTAGAGTTTCTTTTCTTTATGAGAAGCAATGCCAATACGAGTTAATGTTTCCTTGACCTTTAAAAAATTTTCATCATTTGGCAGCTCAATCTGCACAAGAGTATCTATCAAATTCATTTTTTAGTACCACCTTTTTCTTGTTCTTTTTTCATTATCTGAATTTGTTCTTTAGTCAATAAGGATAGATACTCTCGGCCTACAATAGGGTTTACATTATAATATGCACACACAATATCTAAATCTTCATTGGCTTCATCTTTAACCCACTTAGCCCAACGCTTATTAGGTCTCACCATATTTATTAGATACTCGTACTGTGCGCGCTTTTCAAGAGCATGATACATATTGACCTCATTGGCAATAAGTACCGTGTCCTGAAAGTATGACAGTGCTTTATTTACAATCCAAGGGTTGTAATCCTTTTCGGCTAGATTGTCATTCTCACTATTACGCATCATGTTCTTTTTAGTCATCGTGATGCTATTTACATAATCAAATGGATTCACTGCCATCATTCTCTCCAAAACTTATTTCATCAACCATTGCGGCACACTCTGCGCATAATGGAAGGCTACCAGTTTTTTGGTTACCTCCATCATCATACTTGTACTGAAGTTCGCCACCATGATCGGTGATTTTTACATTACAAATAAAGCATTTTGGTTTCCCAAACCACTTCATTCAATACGACTCCATTTAACCCCAAAGAATAAGCGCTGCATGAACCTATGAAATGCATTTGGTTGCATACCTTCTTCAACATGCCATATCACTTTGGGGATAAGTTCACATCGCCATGTATGTTTTGGTGTTACGGCTATGGTTATGGCGGGATAAAAGTTGTCCATTATTTCCAGTCACATTCCGCCATAAGAGTAGCCAAAGCGGCCACACGATTGATCTCAGAGTTAGCGACAAACGCTTCCTTGTACTGATATTCGGCTAGAGTAATAATAGCACCGGCAACACTGGTGGTAGATTTTAGTTTGGAGGGAAGGATATCGTACAGTGAACGATAGAGGACGTTTGAGTCAATGTCGGTATTCTCTGCAACCCATTTACGTACATCCGTAAACTTTTTATCTTTCATATGACCGATAAGAGCATTAATGCTATCATCAGCTTTATTACTCAAAAGTCCAGAGTCAATCCGACCAGTAGCAGAATAACGCTGTAGTTCGTTAAGGACTCGGCGCCAATCAGGGAAATAAAGTTGAATAAACTCAGCAACAGTCTGTTGATCATATGTGACACTTTCGGTTTCAAGGATAGTTTTTACTCTATTGAAAAACTGACCGGCAAGTTTAGGGCGATCAGCTTTGGGAATGGAGAACTCAACAACTGAACATCTTGAATGCAGAGGTTCGATAATACGGTTTTTAAAGTTACATGTCAGAATAAATCCACAGTTATTAGAGAATTCCTCCATGAAGTTACGCAGAGCCGGTTGAGTCGAGTTTGGATTTAGATAATCTGCCTCGTCAAGAATAACATATTTTCTGCCACCGGTAAATGAAATTGACGACGCGAAGTTAGCAATCTCGACCCGAAGTGTGTCAATATTACCATTCATCGAGCCGTTAATAGTAATGTAGTCAGCACCAAGTTCATTCAACATAGCCTTGGCAATGGTGGTTTTACCAACACCTGCTCGACCAGTGAGTAGAAGATTAGGGACATTCTTTTGATCAACGAATTGTTGAAATGTGGCTTTGAGTTGTGCAGGAAGAATAGTATCGCTTACAGTACGAGGACGATACTTTTCCACCCAGAGAAAGTCTTCTTGCATGTTTCACCTTTGCATATTATAAGATAGTCATCATAACATATAAGGGGGAGTTTGTCAACTCCCCCAGTATAATTTTTATTCTGAAGCTTCAGGGGCAGATTCCTGCGCGACCGGTTCTTCTACTGGTGCCGCAGTTTGTTCCTGACTGGCCTTCAGAAATGCCGTGAGTCGGTTATAAAGAATACCGACCTCTGCTGCCTCACTTGCACGGAATGCGCCACGGCTTACAGCGGCATCGATAACCTGAGCAGCATTAGCGATGTCGTTGAGTGTAATACCTGGTTGATTTTCCATTTTTATCCTCCGAATTTACTATTCTTTTCAATTGCAATGTAATATTGAACGTTATCTGCTTTAAAATGCGCCATGCCTTTAGACGACAAGGATACCTTGTAATCCTTAGACATAACCTTGAGGTTTTCAACTTTAATAATAATCTCGAAAACCAATCCAGACTCACCGACAATAACGTCAAACACATCGGCGGTTGGATTCTTAGAGTCGATAGCAGCCATACGGACTACTTCGCCATCGCCCTTAAATGCAATTTCATTGAGCTGTAGAACAGATGCAGCACGAATGACTTTTTGAATGTCGTCCCAATTTACATCAACCTGAACTTCGGCATCTGGCAAATTAATAGCACGATCGGGTGGGACTACAATCATTGATTCAGCCGCATAGGTATAGTTGACACGGCTACGATTAGACGAGATAGAGAACTTTGTATCAAGAAACTCAACCTCGGGGTTATCAAAGAGAGATAGAGTTGCAAGGAACCGAGACAGATCATAAACTGCGGCGGTTGATTTCACTTCCTCATCAATGATAGCCTCGGCCATAACTGATTTCGAAGGTGAAATAGTACGAAGCAACTTACCTGCTTTAAACACTACACTTGGGTTAATACCCGAAAAGTTCTTGAGTACGGATAGAGTATTTTCACTGAATTTCATTATTTCATCCTTTTAAGTTTATCTACCGCCCGGCGTTGCTGACGGTTAAGGTTAGGTCCATTATTAACATTATCACCTGAATCAGAATTTGTCAACGGTTCTTTATAATATTTTTCATTTGATTCTTTACTTGCCGTAGGCGATGCTTGAATTGCGGCAAGTGCGGCAAGACTTCCGTCGAATACATATGAACCTACGTGCTGTAGTTCCATCCATGGACACATATAGATCTTGAGCCCTGCTTTTCGAGCATAGTAACTAAACATATAGTCCTCAGAGAGGTACCGCTTAGTCTCAGGTTCAATGATACAATCAAAGAATGCCGTAATTTCACGAGTACCATCAAAATGTTCGGTACGTGCATGGTCAGGTTTATAACTCAACTCTGGGTATGCTGCGGCATATTTTACAAGAGTATCACGGTGGATACACATGAAGCCAGTGCCACCTTCACGGATTTCAACCGGTTCATCAATACGGAATTCATTGACGTTTGATGCTGGATTGAATACAAAGTCACCAACAAACTTCTGAAGATTGAATGGATTCTTGGCATATCCAAGTTCAACAGCTCTCTTGATCTTTTCCCACGAAATAGATTTCTTAGGATATGGACCAGTTACAACATCACGACCTTGTTCTGGGTCAGTCAAATGCATAAGAGTAAAGACATCCTTATAAGAGAATCCAATATCGGAATCAATAAAGATAAGATGCGTATAGTCAGACCGCAGGAATTCATCAACGCAATAGTTACGAGCTCGTGTAATCAGACTTTCATTGAATAGGTAATAGAATTTTACCTCAATACCATATTTAGCACAAGCCATAGCCAAATCATTAGTCGATTTAGTATAGATACCGGCACATTGACCGCCATACATAGGTGTCGCAATAAAAAGCTTTTTACCCTTTAGATCATCGACTGTAATTTTAATTTCCATTATTTCTTCTCCAATTTAGCATTATCTAGTTGCTGGTTAATCCATTTTGCACATTCTTTTGCAGTCAATGCGTTCTCGGAGACCTTAGGCATTCTATCATCCGTTCCAATACCACGAATAACAGATGCTGATAACATCATAGCAGAAGCCATGATCATGCAGACTTGATGAAGATTTGAACCATCAGCGCCATTATCATAATCATGCCCTCGCTCAAAGTCATCAATGTGACGTTTAAGACTGTCAATCATTTGCTGCCACGGTAGACCTTTTTCCCAGTTACGATTAGCATATTTCTTGGCGCCATATTCAAGAGAAGTAGCACCGGCGGCCAAAGCCTCAAGTGGTAACTGTCTAAAATATGGAATACCAAGTGCTTCACGAGCTGCCCCGGTCTCCGATTCATTGTATTTATATGTAGGATTCATCTTTCCACCTGATCTAGATCATTTTCTGCACGAATAATTGCCTGAAGTCGTAGTACATCAGCGGCAATATCAAAGCGACTATCGTGTTTTACAAAGGTGACTGCCCAATACCTTTCATCCGCTACAGGTACAAAGCCATTGATTTTCGGAAAGTCAAACTTAGCATCAATGTATGTACGAGTATCGCGCACAAGCCACGGATTCAGATTATCGGTAATTGCTGTAAATTTATTATGCCACGATGCTACTTTCTGTAGCAAAATAGGGTCAAAGGTGTTCGATCTTGACCACCAATAACCTATATCTCTATCACTAACATATTCTACAAATTTGTCAACAAAATATTCAGTTGATACATCTTTAGAACTTGGGTTAAGAACTTTTTTGGCTTCAGGCCCCTGTGATTCCCACCACTCAAGATCACGTTTTGTAAACTTACAGCCGAAAACTTCACACTGTTCCTTGACCTTCAGTTTATAGTTCTGGGAAAGGTCGACAAGTTCCAATAGGGAATATGGTTTATTTGTAAATCTATTCCAATCGAATGCTACAAAAGAACAATCCAGAAGTGGGATCTTAAAAACATCCTGACCCATAGTCTCGAAGTCAATGATCAGATGTTCGTTATCATAGGCTTTACTTTTCATTAAACGAACTCTGCCAAATTAGGAGGTTGCCAACCTTCAGGCTTCAATACCTTACCATCTTCACGTTTACGGACCTTACCAGTTACAGAATCAATTTTGGCAAAGTTTGTGCGCATGACTTCTTCCCAAGCACCAGGTCCATCAAAACCACCCGCACGGATAGCACCAATGGTGACAACCAAAATATCAATAAGAGCATCTAGTTGTTCAATACGATCACTAGCGTCAACCGCTTCTAGCAACTCATTAAATTCTTCATGAATTAGGGTCAGATACATGTTATAGTTATCAACACTGGGCTTTTGGTCGCAGGCCGTGTGAAAGATGTCAATATCGTCAAATACGTCAGTCATTGTTACCTCAGTTATAATTAATGTTCTGTTCTTTTTCACGATCATCCTTTTCATATGCAGAACGATATGCATTATTTACAGCAATCACCTCACGAAGAACAGTCAGAGAAGGATCAAAGTTGAGTAGGGCGGCAGTGTCCTTGGGGAAACATGCACCGCCAAAGCCACGCTTACCATCGAAGCCAGGAACAGCAGTATGTGATTTACCAATACGAGGATCAGTCAACATGGCATCAAGAATGATACTGTAGTTACCATTACACTTACTAATGGTATCGTAGTACTGATTAAACCAAAGTACTTTAGACGCAAGGAATGAATTGATGCCATATTTCACCAATGAAGCTTCAACAGCACTCATAATGTGAACCGGGGCTTCCTTGCACGATGAATGTGCTTTATAAAATGAATGCAACATTTCACACTTGACTTTAACACCGCCGTAAATCTGCATCGGTGGGTTTACAAAGTCTTCATTTGCGGCTTTTTCGGTAAGAAACTCTGGGTTATATACAAAGTTATGGTAGTTCTTTGCATATAAAGCAACATTATCGGGCGTAACAGTTGATTTTAGAACGATGAGCCCACCCACCTTAGTGCCAAGGTAATCAATAACACTTTCAACAATAGAAACATTGATAGAACCATCAGCGCCCATAGGAGTCGGTACTGCAACAAATGTCACATCGGGATCAAAATCGACCAACTCTGAAATGTCAGAGCCGAGTTTGGGATCAATTAATTTCTTTATGACATTACGATTGAAGCCGAAGTCAACCGCCTTACCTACAAATCCGTAACCAACAATGGCCAATCTAAGCTTTTTCATCATACATTCCAATCATTTGCTTTTAATTCATTGATCCAATTGGACAGATATCTTGTCGGTCTCCAACCAAGTTCACGAGTCTTGGCATCAACCACCGGAGCTGACATACGATTACCCTGTCGTTCTGGTAGCATTATAACACTTGACTTTGAATTGTCAAACATTTTGGCAATATCCAGGATAGAATAATCGAACTGATGGCCAATACCATATTCATCGCCCTGACCTTGCTGACCGATGAGAACCAAAGCATCAACGATATCGTCCACATGAGTGAAGTTACGAGTTTGAGTACCGGGTGATACCACAGTAAGAGGTTGGCCGTTCTTCATAGCTTCACGGAACTTGGCAATCAGAGTGGCGTATTTACCGGATGCAATCTCACGCTTACCATAGACATTGTAGAAGTACGTGATGGCATACTCAATATCATTCCATTGGCAATATTGCTTCACGAGTTCAGTATTCGATGCTTTTGACCATTGATACGGACTGACAACATCAACCTCGGCAAACTTTGTTGACGAACCGGCGTAGATCAGTTTGGCTTCACATTGTTTTACGAACTTAAGCACCTCGTATGTCCCTACTTTATTGTAGTTCCACACAAGTTCCATATCGTCAAACGATTGCTCTACTCGAGAATACTCACCGAGATGATACACATAATCAAAGTCACGACCATGTAACAACGACATGATTTCCTCAGTGCTTCCGGTAATATATTCAACACCGGGTACATGATTATCAGTCGACCCTGTAAAATAATTGTCGAGCGATGTGACCTCAAAGCCCATGGCCACCAAACGCTCTGATAGGTGGCTGCCAATAAAACCGGCGCCACCTGTTACTAATACCTTAGCAATTCTCATCAAATAAAATCCTCACCATATGTGCCTACGTAATATCGGTGAACCATAGGCTCGCCGAGTTCTTTTTCTCTACGATGTACTTCCGACACTGTAGTATTATAGTATTTAGCCACTTTTTCATACAATTCTTCAACAAAATCTTTATTGGGTTTCATTATGCCGCTTTCAACATTTCAGTTTCAAGAAAAATTTCATCAGTCATAGTGCACAATTCGGTAAAAGTAGTCACTCGATATTGTTCCAACTTGTTAATTCTATTTGTATTGGAATTCCAGGTGGCATCAATATTTTTGATAGTACCAGGTCCGTTCAGAAATGTCAACTTAATTTTTGTGTTAAGATGGGAGGCGGGTATATAGTAGTACATACAGGCATCAGTATGAGGGTTGTAAATAACCGCCCGAATAGAACCTTTTGTAATACCTGCACCGGATTCGATATTTGTAATCCGAACAGAATAGCAGTTGTTAGTGTTTTGTTGAGGATTTATCTTGATTGATCCTGTTTTACATTCAGTAAGGTCAGAAAAATCATGGTGTTCGCCGTCGACGAACTCATAACCACCGACTGCGGCCATGGTTTCCTCAATCATTTTTTCAATATTCATCCAACCCCAATGTGTATCCATAAAGGATTTCACTTCGGTTGAATTAGCAATGGATGGATGATATTCGCGGATGATTGTGTGATAGAGAGTTTTTGATTTGCACATGATGTGTCTCCTCTGTTAGTTAGAACATAAAACATTCTAACACCAAAGTCAACCCAAATAACACAGAAATTGCACATTTTTTGCATAAAAATAAACTTTTTATTGATGAATCGACTTTCTTCCTGTCGGATAGACATCTTTTGAGAACTCATGGTCGATATATGCATCATCCTGACCAAAGTTACGCTGAAGTTCCATACCATAGTTGTCCACTTTATTGACAATTTTGGCATCTTTCTTCAGGATAAGAGGATTCTGTCGAGCAGGGAACCCATCTTTGTTCATAATGGCATCAAGATCCACATGGTGATGGGTCCGACCGTAGCGTTCAATCAGGGTGACACATTCGGGATGCATCTCCTTCAGCATCTGCGACTTCTTAAGTGAAGCATCTTCTTGATAGTTATTATAGATTTCAGATGTGTTACCACCCTTAACAGTACCAGTACGCAGTTTTCCACACAAGAATGAATAGAACAACATGGTGGTGAGACCTTCCTTAAGTACTCGGATGGAAAGGTCAACGTCCTCGTTGTATTTGCCACGCCATTTGACAGGGCATGAGTTGTCAATTAGGAAGCAAGACATGATACGAGTGTTCAGAATGTAAGGTGGGTATGGATAATCATCCACACAGAAGAACTTGTATTGGAACCCAGCCAATGCCACATTTTCGTACCGATCTACAAAGTCTTCGGCTGCACGGAAAATAGCAGAACCTTTGTCGACACGATATCGCTTATTGTTATGGAACCGCCAGAACTCAGCCATATTATCATCCATAAGCCAGTGTCGAGCAAAACCATTGGCCTGAGAATGTTCCCAGCACCAATTACGAGCAGGGCCTGAACCTTTGCCGTGGTTAGAGAAAGGAAGTTTCAGAACTTTCTTGGGATCAATTACAGCCGCATACTTATCATACTCTTGAGGCTCGACTGCAATATAATACGGCACACCCATATTCTCAAGTGCCTTAGATGTATATCGACTATCCCACCGACCTTTACTGATAATATAGATTGGATATTTTGTGCTAAATTCTTCAGACATTTTCTACATACCTATTCAACATATTTGCATGACGTTCTTTTTCTGGGTGCCAGATCACATTGGTTCTGTCGGTGAGTTGTTGACCAATGAGTTGAGCAAATTTTTCTCGGTCCTCACGGGTCTTAAAGAACACCTTAATCTGTTTCCAAGGTTCTAGATTGGTGGTGTAAAAGGCCGGCATTCCAGCCGCATACCATTGCCGATACGGATCACGCCAATCATTTTGAAGTTGTTCAATTGTATCAAAATCAGTTAACATATCAGTCTCCAAAAAACATATCTAAACCGGATTTCTCTTCGGTAGTAAAAACCATTTCCTTAAGTTTGGGCAATGGGACGTGACCGATTGTCTGCATAAAATGCACATATTGCTCAAACGAATGGAAGTTGACATATAGAGACTGCCATTCTTCCGGGAACTCAGGGTTTACTTTTTTAGGTTGGACCTTGGGTTTATACTCAGAGGTATCATCAATAAACTCACCAAGATCGACTGGAAGATTATCCTCTGCAACAAACCCGACTAGATCGTCGTAGTCTTCTGAGGTATCGCGTACATATTCTTTCATAGTATCCTCACTATATTACTTTAGCATATCATAACCGACATTGTAGGTAATGTCAACTACTATTTAGAATTTTCCACTACACGTTTTCTCAGGTCTGACGAACTGAATCTGTGATCTCGACGATTGAAGTAGAGTCGGATATTTTTCTGCTTACAAACATCCTTACCGGTGAAGTCCTTATTTCGATATTCATCACCCATGATCTTCACATCAATTTGAAACATTTCAAGAATATCAATAAGGTCTGTTTCAGTCTGATAGCAAACGATCTCATCAACATATGTGACAGCGGCGATTTGCACATATCGTTCGACCAATGTCTGCACGGGTTTATTTTTCTCGGGCCGGTCGACCGACGGATCAACCTGAAGTCCTACGATAAGATAATCACACTGTGTCTTGGCCTCACGTAACATGGCAATATGACCTGCATGAAGTAAGTCGAATGTTGACGCCGTAAAGCCTATAGTTTTTTTAGTATTTTCCAAGTTTCTCTCCAATCCTTTACATGATAAACATTACCACCGCCTTGGGCAATCTTTAGGGCAAGAGCATAGTCATTGCCATTGGGATCCATTTTATCACCGAAGAAGTAAAGTTTATCCTGCGCGGAAAAGTCATGAATAATTTGAGCTTTATCTCTTCCGATTTCAGTGATATCAATTCCAATTTCACCAGCCACAGCCGCTACCATGTTATATTTAGTAAAATCTATATTAAAAAGTTTGGCAATCATATCTCGTTCACTGATATGTTTATCATATGATACATATTCAGATCTTTGTTCTTTCGTAGCACCTCGGCCGATAGTGCTAAAGTTTATAAGACCTGGTCGAACTTCTACATGGGTGCCGGTTTTATGTTGGAATGGACTGGATTCTACCCAGTAATCAAAAAACTCTTGCATATCTGGATATACTTGAATGGTATGAGTTCGGATATTCCTATCACCCACCCATACATCATTCCCGGCACATTGATATAATGTATCACATAACATCGGAATGATTTCACCGATCTGTTCTATTGTTTTTACTCTATCACTGCCGGTAACAAGACTCACACTATGCTTAGAGCAAAAATGTTCGAAGAACAATTCAAACTCCGGATCAATAGTGCCTCGGGATGGTGTCAGTGTCCCATCGACATCAAAGATGTACCGATTTGCCATGTTCAAATCTCACTATTTCATCCTTGAGCATCAACTTTTCTTTTTTGAGTGGGGCGATATATTTCTCTGGCGCGTGTTCAGCTTCAAGTGCTTCAATACGCTTATGTAGATCTTTATGTTTACGTTTTAAAGCCTCAATATGTCCTTCAATACTCATGCTACCATCCTTGAAAAGTTTTTGTGTTTTTCGAAGCGAATAATGTTCTCAAATTTATCATACAACTGATCGCCCTTGTGACTAATAATAAACACATTTGAATCAGCTGTCAACTCATTAATGATCTTGAGGAATTCCTCAGTACCGGCATTATCAAGTGAACTGTCCATAATTTCGTCCATGATCAGAATGTTAGTGGTAACCGAATTGCGGAGTTTGGATACGGCACGCCATGTAAACAGGAGAGCCAAATCAATCCGCAACTTCTCACCTTCAGAAAATGATCCATATGAAAACTCATCACGGAACCGAGATTTGATAGTTTCTTCGAAGCTTTCGTTCAGTTCGAATTGAACAAAGAAGTCCATGGCCGAAAGATACTTGTTAATCAACTTGTTCATAATTGGGACGTATTGTTTAATGATCCGTGTCTTGATACCACCATCCTTAAGCATTGAACCCACAACCGATAACGTATCACGGTCCTGATGCAATTGCTCTTGCTTGATATGGAATGACTTGAGTTCATTCTCGAGGTCGTCAATCTTTGATGTGTCAACGACTTCAACTTCCTTCTCGGCATTCTCAAGTTCTTTTTTCAGACCATTCAACACCGACATTGATAGTCTCACATTTGCTCTATGCTCAGATGTTTTAAGGTTCGTCGACGAAATTTCATCCTCGACATCAGAAATTTCATTCAGACGAGACTCTTGCTTCTTAAGAATATCCTTTAATGCACCTGTAGCAATGTCAATTTGTTCTATCACACCGGCGTTATGGTCAATCGTGGCCTCTTTAAAGTCATGATCAATGCCTTGCTTACAAGTGGGACAGTTATTATGGTCGTGATAAAAGCCGATTTCTTTCTTGAGTCTGTTCTGTTTTGTGTTTAACTTATTCAGGGTATCCAATGTCTCAGTATGCTTTGCCTTAATTGAAGCCTTATCTGAAATAGATTCAATCAAATTATCAATAACAGTACCGAGCCCAGAGATATGCTCATTTTGTTCCTCAATGTATGTGAGTTGTTCCCGAACCTTATCCTTAATACGAGAAACTTCCGTCTCTTTAATTCGCCGAATAGATTCATTATGTTCTTTGGTAGCTTCGATCCGATCCTTAATGATATCAATCTGATATTTGATGTCTGTGATCTCACCCTTATTGGTCTGCACTTTATCTTTTAATAGCACATTCATGGTGCTAAAGATCTGAATGTCAAGAAGATCTTCAATAACTTCGCGGCGATGAGCGGCAGGAAGTTGCATAAATGGAACAAAGGTCGAGCTGCCCAACACAACAACCTGGCCGAATGACTTGAAGTTCATCTTCAGAATGTTCTGCTCTAGGTATGCTTGGTAGTCACGAGAGGCAGCATCCTGGTTAATCAACTCACCATTCTTCCAAATCTCAAAGAGGTTTGGCTTCATGCCTCTCTTAATCAAGAATTTGTTAGCGCCAATATCAAATTGAACTTCCACCTCAAGATTCTTTTGATTGATAGAATTCATAAGCTGTGGTTTGTTAATCTTGCGGAATGGTTTACCATACAGCGCAAAGCAAATTGCATCGAGCATGGTCGATTTACCAGCACCATTCTCACCGACAATCAGCGTTGATTTGTTCTTATCTAACTTGATTTCCGTCCAAGAGTTACCAGTGGACAGAATGTTCTTATACTTTACATACTTAAAGTGGATCACAGATTCACCGCCTCTTGATATAGTTCTCGTAGAAAATGTTCGACACGTTTCCTATCACCTCTGAACTCAATGGTATCAATATATTTAGTCAAAATAGTCATAGTATCTTGAGCTTCATCAATAAGTGACTCATCGTCGGTAAGTTCTAGGTTCAGGTGGTCATCAATCACCTTGATGTCCGATGCTCCAGCCTGTTGGAGTCGGTCAATGAACAAGTCGAACAGATATGGGTTAGTCTTATTATGTACTATAACCTTAATATATGTTCCTGTCAACTGCGAAGTGTCAAGATTTGAAATATCTTCGATGGTCATATCCTCGTCAGAATACTTGATCTTATGGAAGATAGAGTATGGATTTTGCACAAATTCGATCTCACGTGTTTCGGTGTCAAAGATGTGAAACCCACGTGGATCGTTGTAGTCACTCCAAGTCATTTCATACGGCGATCCAAGGTATGAAATATTCTTATGTGTTGACTTATGATGGAAATGCCCAGAGCAGACCAGATCGAACTTAGAGAACACATCGGCCTTTTCGCCATGCTCACATACTGCCCCACGATACATCTCGAACCCTTCAATCTCGAAATGTCCCATCAGTACTCGAGCATCTGTCTGATCCATGGCTTTCATAGACTCGGCATAATTCTCTTCGCAGATCCATGGGCAAAGCATAATCTTAAGACCATCATAGTCTAACTCGACTGGTTTATCCCACCAAATGTGGAATAACTCTGGGTCTATATTAGAGAACAACTCATTAATACCATTAACTGAATTTGTATTCTTGTAATAGGTATCGTGGTTCCCCACCACAATATTCACATTAATGTTCTCATTAATAAGAGGCAGAATGAAATTGTCTTTTACATTCTTGAGAGTCACATAGTTAACATACTTCCGCCGATCCATAAGATCGCCAAGATGCAATACTGAAAGAATGTTATTTTCTTTTAGGTATGGAAGGAATACGTTATAAAAGAATTTGTTTTGAAAATCGGCAAACACTTTACTATCATTTCTGACACCATAATGTGTATCAGTAATTAGAGCAATTTTCATTCTTCTTCCTCATAAAATTGTTCAAGGCCTTCTTTTTTCTTTTCCTTGATGGCCTTTTTCTTTTCAATCGACTGTTCATAATTTTTAACGAAGTCACTCATATATGCATTATTTAGATCAATATATGCAGCATCACCAGAGTCACCCTCATTCTTATCAATAGTAGTACCGTGAATGACAGAGTTCTCTACCACTTTATGTTTAATATAGAGTTGCTTCTTCTCTTTTTCAATACGGCGAAGAAACGCGAACCAAATAATCTGAGTGAAATATGCAAAAGGATTACTTGATTTGGATGGATCAAAGTTATTTAATGCTTGAATGGCATTTTCCAGGCCGTCGGATATCATATCATCCTTATATGAATACCCAGAAAAGTTTGGTCTACTGGCCAATCGTGTTGATATTTTATAGAGGCATACCCCAATATGGTTTGGAATCTTTGGGGTATCATCCCCAGAGTTCTCTGCTTCCTCACAGGCCTTTTTGTATGTAATGATTGATTGTAAAAATTCAGCATTATTGACATAGTTTCTAGTCATGCCCACTCCTTTTTTATTTCACTATATCATAAAGAAAAAAAATGTCAAACAATCTTTTTTGTTGACATTATGGAACTACGCGTGTATAATGAGATTATGGTTTATAATATGATATCCACATTAATGTTTAATGGATCCTTTTGCCTCTAACATGGCAACAAACATACCTTCTAGATCACTATCTGAGGCGGTAATCTTTTTTGTGTGACGATTCTTGAACTGATTGTAGAACTTAATAGCCTCTCTGTTAGCCTGAGAGACAATAAAGATATCAGATTTAAAGATTCGAACAGTATTCAGACTGGCATGCATCAACCATTCTTTTGCAAAGAGTCCATGATGTGGATCTATGGCAAAGCATACAGGAGCTTCAAGATCAATCCACTCACTAGATTCGTCTACGACGTGTGCAACAAGGTCCTCACTATTTTTTAGTTTGACATGTGCAATCAATCTTTCATCTCCACATTGTAAAGCTTGAAGTCGAACCCTTCATTAGTATATATCTTGACTCGTTCCATGAAGTGCTGGATGGCAAAGTTCTTATGGGTTTTCCACTGAAGATCGTCAACGATATCGTACAGTGTTGCTTTTTCCTTGCCATTACCTTTACGGAGAACACGACCTATGGACTGAAGATTGCGAATCTTAGACTTTGAAGGAGAAGCAAACACAACAGAATCAAGACGCTTGATATTAACCCCAGTACTAAAAGTGCCGTAAGAGGCAAGGATAATATTATCGTCAGAAGATTCAGTAATGCGGCGAACAGATTCTCGATCTTCTGCATCAACTCCGCCGTGAATGAAGTGGACAGTCTTTCCTTCCTTCTGAAGCATTGGTTCAAGTATTTTACCATGCTTTTCCACAAATTGAAATAGAATAAGAGTATTACCTTTAAGATTCCAGGATAGATTCCTTATATATTTATTACGTGCTTCATTACGTACTATCCAATCAATTTCATCTTGATAATCTTTACCTTTGTTTAGTTTCCGCGCAGCTTCGCTATAACCAAGTACAATAGCCTTAATGCTAAAATCCGCAAGTGTATTGTCATCAATAAGAGTTTTAGTCTTAGTAACTTGATAGGTTTGACCAAATAGGCCTTCAAGTACCAGTTTATGGGTTTGCGTGTCATCCAATGTACCTGTAAAGCCGTAGCGATATACAATATTGGGTGCTTTTTCCATGATACCGGTAATAGATTTTGCTTTTGCAAGATGAGCCTCGTCTACAATAATTGCATCGAACTGTTCAAACCATTTCTTTGGCATCTTATAGATTGACTGCCATGTGGTAATGGTATATGGTGCATTTGATAATTTGTCAACACCAGCACTGATCTTATGAATATCTAATTTACGGTTCTTATTATAATCATTAAAATCTGATGCCATCTGTTGAACAAGTGATGTGGTTGGAACTATCACAAGTACGCGGCGATCACTCTCAACATGGAATCTTGACAATAGATAAATGATGAATGATTTACCAGATGCCGTTGGCGATAAAAACAGACCTCGATTGTTCTGTAGGGCCATTACCACAGCATTATTCTGATAGTCTCTTGGCTCATACGAGGAGTCAAACTCTTTTGCCAATGTGTAACCATAATCATTGGCTATCTTTTGTATAGGCCATACTTCCTTGGAAGCCAACTCTAAATCATAGTTACGTTCACGGCAAAACTTTGCAATATGTGGAATGAGTCCGAAATAGATAAGTCCGGTCATAGGATTGAGAAGGCGAATTTTACCATCCCAGACTTTATTCCGAACTGATGGCATAAATCTAGCACCTGGTACTTCAAATGTAAAGTATGCTGACATTTCCATTTTAATACCTGGATCTGCAACTATCCTTACATGTATTTCATTCACTTTCTCAATAACTACTTTTTCCATTATGCACCGGTTCTAAATTTCTCCCAATCAATAATATTCTTGAGAACAAAATTGCGATTGTTAATTTGTCGTATGATTGATTCTAAATATTCGACAATAGATTCTTGATATCCAATTTTAAGCGATAGTTTGACAATATCTTTATCAGATTCTATATATGTAGGAATGTCTGATCTAAGAATTTTAAGGGGCTGCGGTTGCCAACCATATTCCTTAAGTTCTGTGGTATCCATATTACCGCCATAATAATCTGTCTTGAGTTTAACAAGAGTTTTATAGTCGGATTTTAATTTTTTGAGTTTCAGACCTTCCTCTGAATACCAACGAAAGTATTTATTGTGCAGCTTTGGGATGTCTGCCGAGTTTCGGCCAATGTCGGCAATATCAATAGCCCCATCTTTGGCCCACTCATTATATAGATCTTCAATTTGCATTATAAACTCCTAATACAACGTGTTTGTTGTATATCATATCATCAATAGCTATAATGTCAACTCAAATAATCATCTATAATATCAAAATAAGTATATTTAAAAGTAATATCACATGTGACAAAGGTGTTATCAGTCCCGGTCGTATCAAATTGAATTGAGGTAATACTTGTTGGGAATACATCAGTGTATCTAAACTCTAAATTCACATTACCTTTACTGTTCAAAATAAAGACTGACATGTCAGAGTAAAGGCCATCCTCTGAAGTTGCAATTGCATTATACTGTGAGAACGATTTTGGCTTTGTTAATCCAACCATCCAATCATGAATCTCTTTAAACGCGCGCATGTTTTCATCCATCCGCACAGTAATAGTAAGATCGTCATATGCCAACTTATCTCCTGCTCTATTAACAGTAGCAAATGGAGTCGGTATTGGAGTAGAACCAGTATTAATACCTGGGAGTGAAACGTTCTGCACAAAGAATTCTACGTTCGGTAGTCTTGTGAATGATATATCAAATCTTTTATTTGCTAGAAAGTTTTGTTGTGTCATAGATACACCTTTAGGATATGTTATGTATACTATTTATGGGCCAACTAAAAAGGGGCGCCGAAGCGCCCCAGTTAGTCCGGTTAACCCGAATCTTTTTATTAGAGAATGTTTGTTACAAACATACGACGGTAGTACTCGTTGGTGTTTGCAGTAAGAGCACCCTGAGTAGTAGCAGAAGTACCATCAGCAAATGGGTTTGATACCATGCCGTAGCGAGTCTTGAAGCCGATTTTTGGCTGGAAGGTTGACTCGTTGATAGCGCGGACCATCTGTAGTGGAACGTATGGGCAATAGAAGAGGCCTGCGTCGAATGCAGATGAACCCTTGTAGCCTACAACTGAATAGTTGCCGCCAGCATATGGGTCAATGTAGACCTTGTACTTGCCGTTAAGAACACCAGCGAAGGTATTACCAGTATCGTCAACACCTAGGTTGTTGGCAAGAGCTGGGGTGTAGTCAAGAACACCAGCCATCTGAAGAGCAGAAGCAACGTCTGAAGAACAGATGATGATGTTACCACGGCCACGACGGGTTGACTTGGCGATTTGGTTTGCTTCACGTTCAATTTGGAAATGAAGACCCTTGAACTTTTCAACTGACCAACGGCCGTTTGCATCAACGTCAAGGTCAAATGTACCAGCAGTGGTGACACCTGAGTTAGCGCCGCGAACAGCAGTGGTGAAGATGGTACGAACAACTTCACGGTTGATTTCCGCAAGGATTTCAGACTGAAGGATGTTTGCAAGTTCAGTTTCGGCGTCAAGACCGTGGATAGCCTTAAGGTCCTGAGCAAGTTCAGTGGTATATTCAGCCTTGAGAGCGCGTGACTTTGCAGTTACGGCGATCTTTTCGATTGAGAAGCCCATCTGAGCGATGTCGGTCTTTTCTTCCATAGTAGCGGTAGCAATACCGGTACCAGTGTTAGCAGTGTTTGCAGTACCAACAGTACCAGCCATGGTGCCAGCACCTGAGAAGTCGGTGTCAGCTTCGCTGAAGAATGCTTCGCCGGTCTGTGCAGTGGTGTTTGCATATTGTGCCCGCATCGCGAAGATAAGGCCAGTAGGACCAGTCATTGGCTGAACGCCGGCAATATCGTATGCCATTAGGTTTGGCATTGAACGACGGATAAGGCTAATAAGAACAGGATCGTAGCCCTTTACAGCACCACCAAGGTCAGCTGAACCGTTAGGAATAGCTTCGTTTAGTAGTGAATGTGGCTGCCATGCCTGACCTTCCTGAAGTGCCTTCTCAGTGTTCTCGAGAAGCTGAGCAGTAACAGCACGACGGTGTGAGTCAGCGATCTTTGGCAGATCAG